AACTTCCCCAACAAGAAATATCAGATGAAGAAATAGACGAAGGTGCTTTGAAATTTATAAAAAGTTTAAACGACTCTGATGTTGAGAAAGGGATGATAAATAATGATGTAAAAAATAAATTAGAAGGTTTTTTCTATGGAGTTAAATGGTATAGAGAACAAATTAAACAACCTAAAAAAGATTAATTATGACATCAATAGAAAAATGCATAGAACATTGGAAAAGTGTAGAAAAAACAAGAAAAGAAGAAATACAAGAAATTATAAAAGAACTTGATAAAATATGTATAACACAACCTTTTAATTATTCAATGTTTGAAAGTAGAATGCATGATTTAAGAAGATTAAGAATAGAAGTTGAACATATTTTTTGGTTTATTAATTCAATGGAGAATTACAGAAAATTATATAATGTAAGTAAGGGAAGTGATAGCTTGACAAAAGAAATAATTGATTTTATGAAAAAAGAAAAAGAACTAAAGGAACAACTTCCCCAACAAGAAATATCAGATGAAGAAATAAAGAAAAGTATGCGAGAATATAATATAACTGATTTTGGACAAATGGCTGCATATATAACTGGAGCTCAATGGTATAGAGAACAATTAAAATTAAAATTATGAGAGATTTACCACTAAATAAAGAAAAACGTAAAGAAGGATGCTTAATGATGATTATATTAGGAATAATTTCATTAATTGGAGTTATACTTTTATATATTATAAATAACTAAAACAAAAACTATAACTTGGCAGTAAAATGAGTTTTGTGCCATTTTATAGAGAACAATTAAAACAAAGACAATGATCTACAAAGAAAAATTAACAGATGAAAACTATTCCTTACTAAAAGGAATGCACCACACTAAAATTGCAATGCAATATTTTGAAGATGTAGCAAGCGGATATGAGTATGGGGCAAAGCAAATAATGCTTATTTATGCCAACAAGTGTAAATGGATTATTGATAATATTAGGCATCGACTTCCCGAACAATTATTAAAAGAAATAGACAAAGAAATATCAGATTCCTTATTTTTGGATAGTATAGAAGATAAAGTAATACACTTTTCTACTAAACAAAGGGAAGACCTGGAAGAAATAATAGATCTTATGGCTAAAGGAGAATTAATTCAAATCATAAACAAAGAAGAAGAATGAAAAAACTAAATGAAACACTTAGAATCAGTTTTTTTTATTATAAAAGCGATTCTTATTTAAAAAGAGGTAGGCAAGGTAGATTTTCTAACATACTTTCGTATGGAGTATTTTTAAATAAATAAATTAATATGATACCTGCAATTTGCATAGATGCATCAAATAAGCCAAATGAAATACCAAACAAAAAATGGCTAAAAGAAGGGGAAAAATACCATGTAATATTTACTACGATAGTACTTCCCCAACGTGAACTAGCATTTGACCTATCTGAAATACAATTAACAGAAAACGAATTGCCTTATGAGTATTTTCTCAGTTCGCGATTTGCAATCAGAGATGAAGATATTGATAGACTTATGCAATTAATAGAAGATTGTAGCGATACTGACTTTTCTGTAGGGGAACTTATGGATCAAATAGGAGATAATGTGTCATTAAACGAACATGACAATACTAAAGCTGTGTAATATATGGGACAAGAACAAGAAAAAGCAATTATAAAATTTAATGGAGGTGCTCTAGCTATGCTTTGCAGCGGATGCAGAGTTATTATAAAAATAGGTAAAGATTTTACAGAAGAAGAGCTTGATCTTACATTAGGTAAAGATAAAAATATGCTTCCACCACAATATTGTGAAGGGTGTAAGCCTAAGAATTAATAAATTTTCTGATAGCTTTGCCTAAATCTGCATCGTTAGGATATTCTTTAGCCATTGATGTCATTTCTGCTTTTAAATCTATTAATTTTTGTAAGTAAAGTACAAAGTCCATAGCCTCCATTTGAGCATGGTATAAATAATTGTCCTTGTTATTATCTTTTAAAGTTGTATTGTATTTAGAAATACCAATATTGCTCCTATTTTTAAACTTAGCTATTACTTCATCTACGATTGGATCTGTCATAAGCGTTATTTTCACACGAAGTTAAAATAATTTTAGTTAAAACTTTGAAATTTCATTTATTTATTTTAATTTTATTTTATGATACAAGTAAATAATTACAAAGAAGTTAGTTATTCTGAATTTCAGAATGCACTAGATCAAGCTATGGCTGAATCTGTTTTAACAGAACTTGAAATAGCGATAAAGGTAGGAGTTAAGACTACAGCTACTATTAAAAATGCATTTAGAAAAGATGCTCAAATAGTAAGTGATGAAGTATTATCCAAAATTATGAAAACAATAAAATTAAACGGATTTATACTATGGACAAATGGTCAAAGGTACTACTATATAAATTAAATTGTTGGGGAGGTGAAGGGGCAGAAAGCGAAGAAGAGCTTGAATGGGAAACCCATACTGAACAAAGTATATAATTAAAACCAAATAGCAATGCAAAAGTTTGAACCAGTAGGTAGAAAAATGTTAGTTCTGCCTCTAAAAGAAGAAAATTACAAGACTTCTAGTGGTCTTGAATTAGTACAGTTAGAATTTACTAAAGCCAAGGTGGTAGAGGTAAGTAAAGAGTATTCCAATATGTATATGCCAGGGAACATAGTAGTGATAAGCTCAAACACAGGAGTTGGTCAAGCATATAATGGAGAAAGTTGTTTATGGATAGATGCCAAGGCAGCTCCAGAAGGAGATGTTTGGTTTATTGTTAGGGAAGATGAGAATGCTGGAATTTAATAAACCGATACCTGTTATTACCGAAGATGGTAAGGAAGGGTATGCAATATATGTTGAGTCTTCAGGTATGTTTGAGAATGATGTTTGGTGTGTTGTTTTGTGTGATGGAGGTATTATTAGACATTATAACACATCTCAATTAAGGATGCATTATAACGTTACGTTTGAAATAAAAAAATGAGTCCATATATAACTTATAGAGATATTGACAGCAATGGAGAATTAGGATATTTTATTTTACAGCGTGACTTCCCACACTACATAGGACAAGTAATAACAATACCAAAAGAAAGCATAATTCCACCAATACAGGTAACAGGTTATTATATTTGGGTTAACTTCAATGGAACATTAAGAGGAAATTCAGTACCAGGCTACAGAAATATAGGAGAAGATATTAAATTTGTAATTAACGATATGGCAATTTGGTACTATGCTAATCGAGTAATTCCCGAACAAAAAAAATACAAAAAGTTCAAATATGATACAATCCCCAGCTAATAAAGTTATCGTACATCCTAAAACTAAATACATAAGACATATAACAGACTTAATGAAGAGATCTTCAATACAAAATGGAGCATCTGTAGATCCTAGTGATGTGGTAAATATTGTTGGGGAAATAGTGTCAATACCAGCAACAGTTAGCGATATAAAAGATTACGAAGGATATACTACAGAAGATTTGCAAATAGGGGATATTGCAATATTCTCATACAAGGTTATTTATGACTTAATCATAAAGCAAGAAAACGGAGAGCCAGTTTACAGAAATCTAATCCCTTACAATGGAAATGAATATTTTCTTTGCGACATAAGAAATTTATTTGGAGTTATTAGAGGCGAAGATATAGTAATGGTAAATGGATATGTAATGCTAACAGAGTATGAGGAAGACAAGATAATTACACCTCAGGCAATGAAAAAGCATAAAAAAGCAAAGCAATCTCAAATTATGCACATTGGAAATCCAAGAACTTCCCTAACACCCATAAATGCAAAACAAGGAGATACTGTATATTTCAACTCTCAAAAAGCTCAACATTATCAAATAAATGATAAAAATTTTATCATCCTACAGCAAGAAAAAATACTAGGTAAAGAAATAATTGAGTAAAAAAAATTTTTTTCTTTGGAATATTATTAAATTTGATAAATATAATCATTCCTAATGAACATAAAAGAAGCAGTAGACTATTTAAACTTCTGGATAAAAAAAGAAAGAGGTTCGTTCTTTACTATTGAAGAATCTGTAAATATTATAGACCTTGCTCAAATGGCATATTTCAATGATATTATGCCTAGATACGCTACTTCTCAAATTGTAAAAGATACATTACAGCCATTTAAAAAAACCTATTATTTTGATCCTACATCAACTGTTAATGGAGTTATATATATAGGCTATATTTTAGATAGTCAAGGGAATGTATTAAAATGGTTAGATCCAGATTATTTAGATTTATTAGATTGCACAATAACATATCAAGCAGGAGGCAGAGATGTTTATTTTTCTATAAAAATGAGTAACGAGGATGAACTTGCCGATAGATTAAATAGCCAAATAAATCCTCCAACAGTTACAGCTCCAGTAGCACAAATGTTTACTGAATTAACATATAATGGATATAGTATTAGACCTACACCTATTTCCCCATATAATAATGTTCCATATAATTCTAATGTTTCTTATAACATACAATTATATCCTCAAGTTGATCAGTATACAGGAACTGTAAATTATATGAGAAGACCATTAAAGCCAGTATATGCATATAATATAAACGGTAGATCTATAGAATATCTTCCCGAACAATCAATACAATTAGAATGGAGAACTAATGATGTTAATATAATATTATTAAAAGCATTATCAAGTTTAGGAATAAATTTAGGAGACCAAGAAATTATGCAATTCGCAGAATTAAAATCACAAGAAAATTATCAAGGAGTTAATCATTTATAAAAAATAAAATAATACAACAATGGCAATGACAAAAGAACAATGGAATGAGCAACAAAACGCTTCAAAAAAGAAAGTAAAATATGTACCAACTGGTAAACCAGGAGAAGTAAAAATGATAGAAGATAATGAAGCAGATGAAAAAGAAAAAGATGTAGAAAGTGGAGAGCCAAAAATAGAAGAAGTAAAAAAAAGAGTTGATGAACTATCTAATTTAGGTTTTTCTGGGGCATCTGAAATGTATAATCAATTAAATAGATTATCTTCTGATTTATCATCAAGTTCAAAAATACAACATCAAGGAGGTGATTTAATTGGTGGAGTAACAAGAGGTAATTTGGCTGCTAAATTAACATACGCTGCAGATGATATAGCAAATAAAATAAAAGAAAAAGGATTAAAAAATAGTGCAGAGGTAAGAGGTGCTACTGATTATTTATTTTCTGATCCTGCAGTAAAGGATATAATGATGAATGCTAATTTTCAAAAAATGTATCCAGATTTCTTAACTGTTGTTATGAAAAAAGCTGGCGTAAAACAATAATATAATGGCAGGAACAACTATATATCGTTTAGCAGAACAAATAATAAGACTTGTTGAAGGTGGATCTAGGGGAGTTGGATCTAGTGTAACTTACAATGAGATAAAGATTGCCTGCTGTCAAGTAATAAATAAATTACTTAAGACAGAGTATATTTCTATTAATGGTGCGTTAGGGGAAACGATACCTAACGGAACTACATTAGCACTATACGAAGATATAGATGTTGTTTCTTATAATGGTAAAAGCAAGGCAACGATTCCTATAAAACCCATAAAATTGCCAAGAAATATGGGCATATGGGCTATTTATCCTAAGTATACAATCAATAATTCAGACAGACCTTATGGCTTAGACCTTGATAATGAATTTATACCTTTACAAATGGGGCAAGGGGGACTTTTAAAGTCTCAGCCATTAATAAATGATTTATTAGGGCAAATTGGTTACGAGAATTTTGGAATGGATGTTATCTTTACAAAAGATTTGCCTGCTATATATCCTAGCGGTATAAAAGTAGCAATGAGACTTGCTATTATGGATGTATCGTTGTATGGTGATTATGACATTCTACCAATACTTCCCGAACAAGAAATGGATGTAATACAAGAAGTATACAAACTTTACGCAAGTCAAGTTATACCAGATAAAATTGTTGATCCTACAGCAGATGAATCTAAAAATACACCTACTAACCAACAAAAAGCAAGTTAATTATGAAAGGAATGTTAGACGCAGCAAAAGGAATGATGAAGCGCAAAGATGGCTCATATTCTAAACATGGATTATGGGATTCTATCAGAGAAAATAAAGGTTCTGGTAAAAAACCAACTAAAGAAATGTTAAAACAAGAAAAAAAGATAAAAAATAAGAAATGAGATTATCAACCTTAGATATAATAACTCGTAGAGGTCTTTTAGAAGCAGGACTTCCCATACACTATTATTTTGAGTATTTAATCCATGCATCTACTTGTCTAAGAGAATTATCTTTTGATACACTTAAAATAGTTAACACAATATCTTTACCTGTAGATAATTATGGAGCCGTAGATTTACCAGATGATTTTGTAGACGATGTAGCTGTATGTTTGCCAGGAGGAGCTGTATTGCAGCCATTGCCTCATCAAAATTGGATAAACCCAGTTAGAATACACAATCCAAAAACTAGCGAATTTACTCAACAAATTCCAAACACAGCTAAAGGATATAATAAGGCAGGAGTAGATGATAGTTTTTTTTGGGGATCAGCTGGTTGGTTATGGTATTGGAACGTAAACGACTTTGGAGAGCCTACAGGAAGATTCTTTGGAAGTACGGGAGGAACTAATAGAGGTTATAAGGTAATAAAAGAAAGAAGACAAATTCAAATGAGTTATGACTATACAGGAGAAAGTATTATTTTACAATATATTTCTGATGGTCAAAGTATAAATACAGCAACCCAAATAGATTCACAAGCCATTCAATGCATAAGAGCATGGCAAGAGTGGAAGTCTAATAAGAAAGCTAGTAATAATGATTATTCGCCAGAAGCGGTATCTTTCTATAATAGAAAGAAGCAATTGAGATCGAGATTAAGTGGATTAACATTAGTAGATGTTAAGAATGCACTTAGACAAGGATTTACAGCAGCAGTTAAAAATTAAAATATTATGCCTGTTTTTAAAGGTACGGGAACTGGTACTATTACATCTACAGCTAAAAATATAGCTAGTACAATTAATTCGTTTTCTATTGTAAACGGAAGTGCTGGAAATATAACTATTACTATAACGATTGGAGATAATGTAGCAGAAGTTCCCATAACAGCCATAGATTATACATTAAAACCAAATCAAGCATATATAAGAGATTCTCAAATTTTAGTTTTGCCAGGGAATTTTATAAATATATATACATCTGATACAGTTTATTACTATTTTTCAATTAGCTAATAATGAGTTCTAAATTAGAATTAAATAATGGTAAATACATAGATGACCAAATGGGCAATGGTGTTCCTGATGGAGGAACAACAGGACAGGTATTAGCTAAAGCAAGTAATGATGATTATGATACGGAATGGGTTACAGGTGGAGGTGGGGGAAGTGGTACCGTTACATCTATTGCAACTACATCTCCAATAACAGGAGGTACAATTACAACAACGGGTACTATTGGGATTTCCCAAGCAACCACATCAACTGATGGATACTTATCTAGTACTGATTGGAATACATTTAATGGTAAGGGAAGTGGCACCGTAACATCTGTTCAATTAACAGCAGGTACTGGCATTTCCCTTACAGGAACAAATCCTATAACTACATCAGGAACAATAACAGTAACTAATTCAGCTCCTGACCAAACTGTAGCGCTTACACCTGGTACAGGAATTGGTGTAACAGGAACTTATCCAAATTTCACTATAACAAATACTAGCCCTTCAAGTGGAGGAACTGTAACATCAGTTACAGCAACAAGCCCTATAACATCATCAGGTGGAACAACTCCTGTAATTTCTACATCAATGTCTACTAATAAATTGATTGGTAGAAGTACAGCAGGCACAGGTGCGATGGAGGAAATTACTCTTGGAACGGGACTTTCTTTTTCAGGAACAACACTTAATTCTTCAGGTACATCTCCCCTTACAACCAAAGGAGATTTATATACATATAATACAACAAATACAAGACTTCCTGTAGGTCTTGATACACAAGTTCTTATAGCAGATAGTACAACAGCAACAGGTCTTAAATGGGGAAGTAATACAGCTGCTACACCTACAGGATATTATTTAGCAATATCAGATAGTACAACACAAACTAATCCAACTGCAGACACACCAAGAGCAGTTAAATTTGATACTACAGATTTAGCAAATGGATTTTCTTTACAAACAGAAACTGCTGTTTTTACAGGAACTATAAATAATGGTGGAGCAGGAGCAGGAACTATATTAAATGTTACAGGTGTTACATCAGGAACATTAAAAGTGGGGATGGTATTAACAGGTGGTAGTATAACTGCAGGAACATTTATATCTGCATTTACAAGTGGTACGGGAGGAGTAGGTACTTATGTGGTATCGGTATCACAAAATAGAACATCTGCTACATATACAGGAACAATGACTTCTCAGATTGTTGTTGCTAATACAGGTATATATAATATACAGTTTTCTTCTCAATTAGATAAGAGTGATTCAGGTGTTGATACTGCAAACTTTTGGTTAAGAAGAAATGGAACTGATGTTCCATACAGTGCAGGTAATTTATCTTTACAAGGTAATTCTCCTGCATATATGATGGCTGCTTGGAATTATGTTATTCAATTAGTGGCAGGAGATATAATAGAACTATATTGGGCAAGTTCTGATGCTAACATGACTATATATTCTGAAGCTGTTCAGACAAGTCCATATCCACATCCTGCTATACAATCTACTATACTTACTATAACACAACAGAGTGGTATAATGGCAGGAACAGGTATAACTGCTATTAACTCTCTTACAGGGTCTGCTCAAACATTAACCACAGGTACATCAGGAACTGATTTTGCTGTTAGTTCTACAGGAACTACACATACATTAAATCTTCCTTCAGCTAGTGCTACAGCAAGAGGTGTTGTAACTATAAATGGACAAACATTTGCAGGAGCTAAAACATTTAGTACAGCTCCTATATTAAGCTCCCTAACAGCATCACAAATACTTGCTTTAGATGGTAGTGGCAATATACAATCTTTAGCTGTAGCTACATATCCAAGTCTTACAGAATTATCTTATGTAAAAGGAGTAACATCTGCAATACAGACACAGCTAAGCGGTAAGCAAGCAACTCTTACTAATCCTGTTACAGGAACTGGTACTAATAATGAGATAGCTTATTTTAATACTACAGGAAGCACCATAGGTTCCCTGACAACAGCAACTTATCCTTCCCTAACTGAACTAAGTTATGTAAAGGGTGTAACATCTGCTATTCAAACTCAAATAGGAACTAAACAAGACATATCCTTATCTGCTTACACATTTAGGGCAAATAATACTGCTGGAACAGCTAATGCTACCGATAATACATTTAAAAGTATTGCACAACAAACATATAGCGGAACAATAGCATGGACTGGAACAACTGCACCATCAGGAACAGCAACCCATTCTTATAGGTGGTCACAAGTTGGTAAATTAGTTACACTTAGAATTACTTTAATTTATTCAGTAGCGGGGTTAGCGTTAACTTCAGTTAATTGTACATTACCTACTGATTGTCCTACACCTGAAATACCTACTGGTTCATCTGCAAATGGTTCTTTTTTATATGAGGGTAGTGGGACATTATCAACTGCTGTTGTGAATGCTGGTATGAGTGCAACTATTAATGGTGGAATTTCGGAATTAAAAATAAATTCAGGTGGTACTGGATATGAAATACAAATTTATAGATTTGCAGCAGCATATGCAACAGCAAGAGCAACTATTCAATATTATGCAGCATAATGAAACATATAAGACAAAAAGATTTAACCATTTACACAATTGTAATAACTACTGATTTGGATAACCCATTAGAAGAACATCCTTCTATTTTGGAGCATCCTGAAGTATTTGAAATTGCTGATTGTGAAATACCAGAAGAATATCAATACTTAAATTATATTCAATTAACAAACCAATAAAATCAAAAAAAATGAAAGGAGTATTATTAGACGAAAAAGCTTTACAAGAAATCAATGTATTTTTACAAGAGATGCCATTAAAATATGGACTTCCCTTACTTAATTATTTAAACGATAAAATAAAAGAACAAAGTAAAACTCAAGAAATAGTAGAAGAAGTTAAAGAAATTCAGTAATTTTAACTATAATTATTAGATATGGCATTAGATAAAATAATATTACAAAACAATCAGGTTTTAGTAACCGAGGTGCCATATTCTTATTCGACTGTCGGGTTATATGGTTCTAATTATTTATTTGGGTTAATAGGAAAGGTAAGTGATTTATCTGATAATTATAGTGCTGGGGATCTTATAATATATGATACAGGCGGATCTACCGCAATGATTGTAGAAGGAGATCCTTATAGTTTAATAACAGAAGATAAAATATACTTAAAAGAATTAGCATAATGAGACAAGTTGATAAGAAATATTTTGGAGATCCTCAATCAGGCAGATTAAACTCTGACGATTCTCCATTTGCCATAACTACAAATGAATGGACTAATGCAGAGAATGTACGTACGGGAAGTAGTGATAGAGGATTTACAGGTATTGTGGAAAGTGTTGGAGGGAATACAAAAATTCCGCAATCGCTTCCCATACAATCAACACTACCAAACGAACATCAATATATAACCATAGGATCAGTAGAAGATGTAGAAAACAACAGAATAATATATTTTAATTATGATGATTCTAATAACAGACTAGATCAAATAATTTGCATATATCCAGAATTGAATGGAGGCACTCAATATTTAGTTTTAAATTCTGATCAAGTTACAGATGGCTCAATAGCAAGCACAACAAGAACTTTGATAAATTCTATAACAAATCAAATCAAAACAATTCAGTTTCTTAATTATGATATGATTTTTTCTACTCCTAATCATATTTACATACCTTTTTTAAATTTAAAAGATTGCATATTTGCTAAAGATACAATTCAAATATCTGGTACATCTTTAAATAATGGTACATATACAGTATCTAGTATTGTTTATTCTCCTGGCGGAACAGATATATATGTATTTGAAAATATTGTTGCAGAAACAGTAACTGGAACTGCTAATATATATTCTAAAAATGGAATAAATTTTTCAACAAATTCTATATTTGCAGACATAAATGTAGGGGAGCAAATAGATATAAGCGGAGGTACATCTATAGATGGCACATACACAGTATCTAATATAAGCAACAATCTTACAAATCAAGGTTTTTATAATATATCTGTAACACCAAATCTACCTGCTGTTATATCAAGTCCTACTAATGCTACTGTAGAAGTATATAGAATAGAAATAATTTATAGCGTAGGGTATCTTAATTTTAATAAAAACTCGCTAATACATTCCGCAAAAATAGAAGGCAATATATTATCATGGGTAGATGGAATAAATAATGAGCCAAGAAAAATAAATATAGAAAGAGGTATAACAGCTAATTATCCAAATGACGTATTGCCATTTGATAATATAGATCCATATGAATTACCATTGTGGTTTTCTGAAATAACAATTATTAAAAGACCTCCAGCATATACTCCAAGTATAATAAAGTCATATGATCCATCTTTTTTAGATAATCTTATATATAATACAGGATTTGAGTTTTCTTTTCAATATGAATATTATGATGGGGAAATATCGGTTCCTGGATCTTATAGCATAAATAGCGATTTGAATATTGTTAATAATGATGCTATAAATTATAATCTTATTACTGTTACTATGAGTAATGGAGAAATAATACCAAATACGGTAAATATAATTTATCTAATAGTAAGAGAACGAGATGGAACACCAGATGGTGGAAATTATGGTCACATAGTAAAAGTATGGGATAAAAGAAATCCATTAGATTTATCACAAATAGAAAACCATAATTCAGGATCAAATCCTTTAACGTATTTTTTCTATAATAATTTATCTGGTAGAACATTAGCTACAGATGATTTATTAAGAGCATTTGATAATGTTCCCATATATTCCCAAGCACATGAAGTATCAAAGGGAAGATATTTTTTAGGAAATAACACATTAGGATATAGTACTCCAGATTATACATCATTAAATGCTTCTATTTCAGGAACTATACAGCTTGATCAAACATTAAAATCAGTAAGTCCATTAGGATTTAAGTGGGGAGACCTTCAAACCCTTTTATTTGATTGGGCTGTTTGCGGAACATTTGTATGGATAGATTGGGGGAATAGACAACATGGATGGTATTATATAATTGGTAGCGGATCTTCATTAATTCAAGGTAATTCAAATCCTTTTAATAATTGGAGTCCAGTTCCGCTAACAATGGCAAGTCTTGATTTTGTTACCCCATCTGCTGATTGGTGGGAATGTTCATATTATTTACAAAGAAAATTTTATGGTACAATAAGAGGTGGATCTTGGGGAGGGTGCAATGTTACACCTTGGAGTAATAATCCAACTGATTTGGTGCATTGGCAACAAGTTAATTTTTTAGATGATTCTCTTTTTTCCTATAAGGCTATGTCTCAGTTATCTAGATATAAATTAGGGGTTGTATTTTATGATTATGCTATGAGAAAATGTGGTGTATGTATAAATACAAATGCTACTGAAAAAGTTGCAAATGTACCCTTAACAAATTACACTCCAACATCTTATCCGCTAAACGGATTTTACATACCATATGATTCAAATTTTATATTAAGAGCAAATCAAAAAATAACAATATCACAAACATCTACAGGTTTTATATATGGAACATATACCGTATGGGTTGCGTTTAAAGATGGATTAAATTATAAAATTCAACTATTAGAAAATATATTTGATGGAGCAATACCTGATGGAACCCTTGTAACAATAGTTTCTGATAAGGAAATAATAGAAATAAGTACATCTTATAGAGATTTTAATTATACATCAGCTAATACTAGGATTTCTTGGACTTTAAGTAATGATTATCCAGAACTTGAAATACCTAAATGGGCTTATTATTATTCAGTAGTAAAAACATTGAATCTTAGAACAAGATTTTTTGTTGAATCTATTGCCGTAAAGCCTGAATATATTTTAAAAAATAGCGATGGTACAGATAACCCTACAAATTTTTATAGTACATCTGTAGTAAAAATAAAATTAGATTTAACAGCATTAACTGCCAGTGGGCTTGGGTATAATTATGCTGAAGGGGATCAATGTGTAATAACTCTTTCTAGCGCCTTTAATGGAAGTACATTTTATGAATTACCTATTATTGGGTCTTCTGATGGGAATGTATATTTAAGTCCTTTTAATATAGGAACTTTAGGTCAAAATGTAAAAATAGCTTATCAATTATTTAGTCCATATAGAGAACAAATACAAGAGCCTTATTATGAAATGGGGCAGATTTGCAATGTTATTGATCCAGGAACAAATTATCCATCGTACGGTGTCACTACTGGAGATTTTAGATCTGATGCATGGATAATAAAAAGAAATTTTAATGGTACTTCTTACTATTCTGGAGCAATGTCTCCAAATGATACACTTTATAAAAAATGGGAGACTGATGCAGGCAAGTCCAATGTAACTACTACTATAGGGCAAACTAAAGAATCTACAAGTATATTATGGAGTGATACTTATATATTAGGCACTAAAGTTACAGGATCTAGTACATTTAGAGCAGGTAATAGTGTATTTGTTCCTGATGAGTGTGGGGGAATTACTAAGCTTCAATTGACATCAAAGGTAAAAGACTCAGGACAAGGTAACGTGATGTTAGGGTTATGTTCTGCTGAAACTGTTTCTATGTACCTTGGAGAAACTCAAATTACAGATAGTACAGGTAAAACGCAATTCTTTGGAGCTAATTCATCTCAAGTTATTAGTACAATAAATACACTAAAGGGTAATTACGGATGTATGAATCCAGAATCTGTATGTCAATATAGAGGTCATGTGTATTTTGTGGATATAAACAATGGAAGAGTTGTTCAATATTCAGATAATGGGTTAGACAGCATTTCCCTCTACAAAATGTCTATATTCTGGAAGAATTGGTGTAAGGAGTATTTACGTTTGGGAATAAGTGCCATAGAAGAATTAAATGTTTATACAGGAGATAGACCATACATATTTACTATAGTAGATCCAAATCATGATGAGCTATTACTGTCACTTCCCAAACTTTCAAATTCAACACCAGAAGGTTTTGGAACTCCTGCTCCATTTAATATGCTTGACTACCAAGGCAAAACAATAACATTTAAATTGGGCACAGGAGCTGTAGCTATGCCTCATTGGCAATCAGCATTTACTTTTAGTACAGAAAACTTTGTAACTCTACAAAATAAACTTTATTCATTTAAGTCAGGGAACATATGGGTACATAATCAGAATCAACAAAATTCTTTTTATGGAGGATATTCAGATTCTAAAATAATGTTTACTTCGAATATTTTGCCACAAATGCCAAAAATTTATGAAAATTTTGTTTCAGAAAGTAATTTAGTGCCAAATTATGTGTACTTTTATAATAATAATCCAATTGCTCAATCGTCTGATTTATTTGGTAGTGATTTTGTAAATAAAGAAGGTGTTTGGTATGCTACTATATTAAGAGATCAATTTACACCAGGAGTAGCAAATGGTTTATTACAAGGAGACGTGATGAGGAACAAAAATATGTATGTGATGGCTACATTTTCCCCAACATCCGATCCTTTAGAACTTAGATTATTACAACTTGGTACATCTATAAGTAGAGGGCATACAGTTTAAAAAAAATATAATATGTCATTATTAGGTATTAGTTCAGGATCTTTATTAGGGCTTAGTAAGAATTTAAATAAAAATAATAGCAATATGTTACCATTAGCAGCAGGAGTAGGGATCGCATCAGCAGGTGTTGATTTATTAGGAAGTTTATTTGGTTTGGGAAAATCTGATAGTGCAATCAATAGTATGATTGCAAATATGCCCAAAAGAAAAGAAAGCGATCTCCCAGAAAAACAATTAGCAATGGCTAAATCATTATTAAATGCTAGAATGTCTGGAGCAGCAGCAGCAGAAAGAAATATATATCAATCTGGTGCAAATGCAATGTCTAATATACAAAGAGGAGCAACAGATCCTAATGCAGTTATATTAGGAGCTGGTGCAGTTCAAGGGCAAACAAATGAAGGATTTGATAAATTAGGGCAATTAGAGTCTGAAGATTATCAAAAAAGGCAACAAAATGTTATGGCTTCTCAACAAGCATATCAAGATGAATTAGATAAAAGATATGCTGATCAATTAAATAGATTCCAAATGGAAACACAATTAAGAGGTCAACAAGCAGCTAATACACAAGGATTGTTTGGAAGTATAGGGAATATGGGAATGGGACTTGCTAATATATTTGCAAAAACAGCAAAATAAATAAAAATATGCCATTAGATTTATCAGGATTTGCAGTACCAGAACGTAAGTTTGAAGGGCTATATAAACTTGGAGATGCTATTCAAGAAAATCAGCTTTTAAAAGAAAAAAAAGCAACAGAAGCAGCAAAAGCAGCAAAAGAAGCCCAAGAAAAAGAACAAGCTAGAGTTGCTACAGGGCTTTCTTATTTAGAAGACTTATATAATAATAAAAAATATGCTACTGGTAATTTTGCTGATGATGTATACATGAATAATGAATTAAACAGTTCTCTTTCTAAATTGCAAAACCAATTGAAACAAAATCCAGGAATGGATATAAATCAATTTAAAATAAATGCAAGACAAGAAGCATTCCCTCTATTAGATAAAAGCACAAGATTATCTGCAGTAAATCAAATAGCAGAAACAGCTAAAAAAGAAATGGCTAATAAACCTGGGATAGATGGAGATGCAGCTTATAATCAAATAAGAAATTATTATTTAAGAGATAGTCAGGGAAATCTTAAAACTGATTTTTCTGATGTTAAAGTAGATGCAAATGATATCCCTAAAATATTATTAGGTTCGGGAAATGTTTATAATTCTGGATCTTTTGATGATTATGTTGCAAAATCAGGTACTGCAACTAGATCTGTTGTTCATTCAACACAAGTTGGTAAAAATAAAGTAGATACTGAATACAGGACAAATGCTCCTACTAATTTTGTATCTGAAACACAGGATGGGCAAGTTACATTTGTACCTAAATATGAAATAGCTACAGATGATGGGGCTCCATTAATGCATACTATTATAAAAGATGGTAAGCCACAACAAAAAGAAATAAGAATGGTTGATGAAGATATATTTAATGATTTCAATGCAACTCAAAAAGCTTATTTAGATCAAGAAACAGCAAAGTTTGTTGCACAATCTCCAACTCCACCAAATCCTACGCAAATACATCAATTTCAAAAAGCTTTAGCTTATCATGAACTTGAAACATCTTCTAAATTAAAGTTAAAAGCAGAAAAAGTAGACAGAACAAAAATAGGAGTTAATGTTAATGCTGGGGGAACTCAATCTGAGAAAGATTTACAAGATAGAAAGAATTATTTATATCCTTCATTAGATATAGAGAAAAGAGATGATAAAAATAGAATAGATGTAACACCTTATTTAACAGGTGTACAAGCATATGGTAAAATACAAGCAGGTCAGGGAATTAAAGTTAAATATGATCCTAATAAAAAATTAGTTAGTATAATAGACAATAATGGCAAAGAACTAGAAAGTGGAATGCCATTTGGTAAGTTTATAAGTACAATACAAACAGCAAATCCAAAAGATGATGTTAAGTTTGTTTCTTTAATAGGAAAATATACTCCTGGTAAAAATGCTCCTGCAGCATCTGCAGCTTCCCCAACACCACAATCAAGTATAGTTCCTAAAGTAAAAGGAGTCAAGAAAAAATTATGGGAGTAGCATAAAAAAATGCTTTTAAATCAATAATTTTCATTAATTTACATAAAAAATAAATTATGGCATTTGAAGATATTCAAGATATAGATCAATCTCAACAAGAAACTCCAGAATCTAATATATCTACAAATAGCAATCCTATAATTGATATAGATGCTGTAGAGGCACAAGATCCCCCAACAAAAGCACAAAAACTTTATAGAAATTTAATAGGAGCCAAGAAATCAGATGGTACATCAAAATATACTACAGATGATATAGGATCAGAAGATGAATTCTTGACAGCATTATCTGATAGTTCAAAAGCAGATAAGGTTTATTCTAAATTAATAGCAGACGGATATACTACAGATGACTTAGGAGATAAGAACGAATTCTTATCAACATTTGTAAGTAAAAAAAAAAATGGTGGCGAATCTTCTCAGGATGGTATGGCAGATGCTTACCCATCGAAATTTCGTGCATTATCAGAATTGCCAAAAGATGCTAATGGTCAGCCAGTACCAGTAACTCCTGAAGAAGATCCAAACGATTTATTTAAAAAAGCAATAGAAGCTAATACTCTTAGAAATACAGCTACTTCTGTATCTGTGTCTGGGGGAACTGGCGGAGCTGCTGTATCTAAAGTAGTAGATCAAGATAATATAAATCAAGCAAATAATTTAAAATCACAAATAGAAGCTGCAGGATATAATGCTGATAAATTATTTGAAGATGCTCAAGGAATTAATCCTGTTTATTGGAAAACTCCAGAATATTCTCCAGCAAAAATGTTGCAATATTATAAACAGAATCCTCAAAAATATGAAATAGCTATATCTACAGCTAAATGGGGAAGTTCTGTTTTTAATTCTATAAATGCAGATGAAAATATTGACGATCAAGAAAAAAATAGATTAAAAAAATTATCATTACAATATAGCAGTAATATAGCGAATCGTAATCAATTAGGATTGGATCTAGAAGGTGTAAGAGGTAATGTACAGTCTTTAGTAAATATAGCAAAAACTGTAAGTGGAGATAAATCAGAAGATGTTTTATCTAATATGTATACAGCATTTTCTCCAGTATATGCTGGTCAAAAAATAGATCCAGCAGATCCTCTGCTTACTAAATTAAGCCCTAATCAGGCTATAGCATATAAATTATTAGAAGATTTGCAACCAACTGAAGCAAATAGATATAAATCTGTTTTTATTGATAATAATGATATTGCAGATAATTATGATGCTAAAGTTCAAAAAGAAATAGCTGGAAAAAGATTAGAAGAGTTAGGCATTCAAATGAAAAAAAATAATACTTTATGGAATATAAATAATTATCAGCAAGAATATGAAACTTTATATGGTAAAGTAAAAGATGGTACAGCTACTCAAGAAGAATATAATAAAGCCCTTGAATTAGAAAAACAAATAACTCCATATAAAGAAGCTTATACTACATTAGATGATGATGAAAAAAATTTATCGCAAAAATTTCCTACAGCTACTTATTTGGAATCAAGAAAAGTTGCACAAGAATTAGTTGGTCAGGGAACTGGAGGAATAGTTAATATATTAGGCAAAACAGGTATTGGATTATTAAATACAGTGAAAGGAGGATGGAATATGATAAAAACTCCTTTTCAAAGTGATGTTAAGAATGAAATAGATCAAGCATCATTATTAGGTGAAAGAGCACAAATTGAAAATGTTTTATACCAAACACAAGAAACTGGATTTACTAAAAATATAGATTATAAATTAAGCCCAAAATTACAAAAGCAAATTGATGCTATTAATGCTGATAATTCTATAACACAAGAAGAAAAAATAAAAAAAACTACTAATTTAATTTATGATAATCCTTCTGATGTAGAAGCAAAACCTATAGAAGGAGGTAAATCTAATATATCATCTACATCATTACTATATGGGTTAGGAAACATGGCAGCAGGATTGGCTCCGTTTTTATTAGCTGAATATGCAACTGGCGGTGGAGCTACAGGAGCATATGCAAGTAATTTCATGCGAACATTTACAGCAGCAGCTTTATCTAGTTTTAATGATGAATATGCAGCAGCTATAGAAAGAGGCAGTAAAAATCCATATAGTGATGCAATGACTTCTACTGCAATACATTCAGCAGCTATGGCAGGAGCAGGTGCACCTGATGCTATTAGAAAAATGCTAGGTAACAAAACAGCAATAGGTAAATTAGTAGATAAATTATCTGATGAACAAATATTAACTGCATTAAGGACTGAACCAAAGTCTCTTGGTTTATTAAATAAAACATTAAATGCAGCCAAAAATGTAACTAATGTTGCATTAGAAGGGACAAAAGAAGCAGGTAAATTTGTAGCAGCAACTACAACAGGTAAGATTGTTAATGATGCTGTAATGAATGATTTAAAATCACCAGAAGAATACACAAAAGAAGGTATGTTAGAGCTTATGAATATGTCTCTATTTAATACAGTATTAGGTACTTCTCGTCAGTTAACTAAAGAGGGAGGTATAACAAATACTACTTCAATTAATAAAGATGCAATTCATGCAGCTGCACAAAATCCAACATTATTTTTAAAATTAACTTCAGATAAATTAAATAGTGGTGAATATACTCCAGAGAAAGCTAAACAAATTTCTAGCAACATAATGAATGCTAATAGAGTTTTGGCTTCAACTCCTATGTTAGATGCTAATGGAGATCCTTTAAATCAAGAACAACAAAGAGATTTACTATTTTTAAAAATGCAAAAAATAGATGCGGAATCTTTATTACAAAAAGATATTCCTAAAGATTTAGCTTCTAAATTAGGAGATAGAATTGTTGCTCTTGATGAGAAAATGGATAAAATATACAAAGGAACATACTTAGAAGCAAAACCAACTAAAAAAGTTCCTGAACCTGACATGACTGTTAGGAAAGAAGTAAAGCCTATATCTGATACAGAAATAATTCCTACATTTAAAAAAGCTTCTGAATTTATTCCACAAGAAGATTTAGATGCTGCTCAAGGCACAATAACAAAAGTTAATAATGCTGAGAATATAAATCAAGATGAAATTAAAAAAACTGAAGACATTCTTTATACTGCTCTTGATAAGCATCCAGAGGCAGCTCATTTAATAGAACCATTAATCACAAAATTACAAGAACATGAATTTGTCACAAAGACTGAAACTGTCGAAACTACCGAAAAAACTCCAGTTGAAGGTACTTTTGGAGCTAAAACAAAGCTCGAAAAAAGACCAGCCCTCGAAGCCTCAACAGGAAGTGAAACAACAGTCACCCTCGCAGATGGAACAACCCACACAGGAACTTTAAAAATAAAAGATGGCAACTATGTAGTTGAAACAGAAGGAAAAGAACCTGTTGTTATTGGTGAAAAGGCAATGACAGATAGAGACTTGACATTACCATCAGAAGATCGAGTTCCCGAACCATTTAAAATGGATAAAGACGGCAACCTAGAGTCTGTTACAGTACAAACTAAAGATGGTCATACAGTAGAGATAAAAGGAGACAAGGCATTAGATATAGCAATAAAAATGAGAGCAGATGTTGTTGGGGAAGTCCCAGATGCGGCATTTGATAAAGCATATCAAGAAGTAGTTAAAACTCAAAAAGTAGAAGTCCCAGTAGAAAAGCCTAAAGTAGAAAAGAAAGAAGAAGTTAAAACAGAAGTTCCCCAACAAAAAGAAGGAGAACCAACAGGTAAGCCAGCAAAAATAAAAACAGCTTCAGAAAAAATAAAAGAAAGAAGAGAGAGAAAGAAGCAAGAGCAAACTCAAGGTACGCAAACAGCACCGCCACCAGGAAGACCACAATCAGATCTTCCCCCACAAACACATAACTCACAAACAATATCATCAGTAGATACTAAAGGATATGATGAGACACAAAAGAAAGTAGTAGAAGATGCAGGTAAAGTTTTAAAATCTATTAATAATGTTGTTAGGGAAATCTCAGGTAAAAATGCAGAGGTAGTTATACATAGTAATGATGAAAGCTTTAGAAAGGCTGCTGAAGAAGCATCTGGTAAAAAACAAGATCAACTTGCAGCAAAAGGATTTTACTTCTCTCCAGAAGGTATAATTCACTTGAATATGCCTAGAGTAACTCCTGAAACAATGAAGCATGAAGGGTTCCATCCATTGTTAGATTTTATGGCTATTCATAGACCAGAAATTATAAATCAATTCCATAATCAGTTAAAGGGAATTGAAGGTGGGCAAAAAATAATTGATGATGCTAATAGAATTTACAAAGGATCATCAGAAACTACAATAAAGAAAGAAGCTATTACTGATTTTGTAGCTAAGGTAGCAGACGGATCTATAAAGCTAGACAAGACAAACTTTGAAAAAGTAAAAGATTTCTTTAAAGCTATATTAAGCAAGTTAGGTATAAACATAGGCAAGGATATTAATTCTATAAAAGATCTTCAAGATTTAGCTAAAGAAGTATCTCAAAAATTTGCTAAGGGAGAAGAGATTAAATATAAAAATAAAACAAGAGTAGGAGACATAGAAGGTAGAAAACCTCAATATCAAGCTGAAAAATTAATGACAGGAGAGGAAGAACACCCTGCATTTAAAAATCTTACCGATGTAGCAAATTGGATTGGTAAATGGTCTAAGAAAAATAGATTATTCAAAGGCGATTTAACAGGAGTAAGCGATAAGAAATTTGTAGAAAAATTAGTTGATCATACTAAAAAAGAGTTACAGGCTTGGGAAACAGTTAATGATGGATATCAAGGATTTTATGATGAAGATATTCCCCAAACATTAAATCCTAAACTTGTTGATTGGGCTAAAAAAACACATGGTAGAGATTTGACTAACGAGGAAATTTCTTTGTATCATGTATTAAGTTCTTTTGCATCCCCATCTGCAACTCCTGTATTTGATTCTAATATAGGATTACAAATATTTGATAGATATTTAAGAACAGGGGAATTATCTCCTTATACAGATAAGCAAGCAACGGTATGGTCTACAGATAACAAAGGTAAAAGATATGATACAGGAGAATTAAAATTTGATAGTGAAGGTAAACCTGTAATGTCTCAAATAGCTAGAGCATATGCAACAGAATCTTTAGAAAAATTTAATAAAGTAGTTGGTCATTTTGATGGAGATATAAAAAAAGCAATTAAATGGATTGAATCTCAGCATTCTTATGAAGAATTATCAAATGTTATGGGTACTCCTTTAAAAGGAACAAAGAGTTTATCTGCACATGAAAATTTAACAAAAGAAAATGGTGGTTTTGGTGTATTTGCAATATCGGGGCCCAAATTAGGATCTTATATATTAAACAGAGTTGGTGAATATTCTACAGTTACTAAGGATTTATGGTATGCTAGAACAATGGCAAGATTGTTTGGGGAACCATTAATTGACAAAAATGGAGAAGTATTAAAAAATCCATGGGCTACAACTGTAGAAGGAAATAGAAGAAGAAAATTAGCAGATGAGGCATGGAATCAAGTAGCTAAAGAATTAAATACTAGTCCAGCTGTAATACAACAAAGAGTTTGGGATTTTGAGAAAAAATTATGGCAAAAGCTTGGAGCAGAAAGTTCAGCTCCAGGAATGGCTTCTGAAGGATTTGAAAAAGGTGTAGAAACTTTAGCTAAAAAACAAGAAACTCAATTTTCAAAAGAAGAAAAAATAGAAACAAATGCAAAACAAGAAGAAAGAAAAGTTAATGCCGAAGGAGTACAATATAACGGCAAAGATGCTATCGGAAGCAGAACAAGAACAGAGTCCGACACGAATAATGCAAGGAATGAAGCCAAAGAAAAAATAAAAGATCCAGAAAAAAATGCTTCATTAAAGGCAGCTAATTCTTATAATCAAGAGGCAGGATTGCCAGAGGTTACTACACATAAGTATAAGCCATCTGATCCAGTGCAACAAGCTAAGATAGCTAAGTTATATCCTAAATTACAGGATGTAAATTCTCCAGATTATAAAGAAACAGATTTAGAAAGAAAAATATTTAGCGATTATAAGCAGAAGTTCCCTAAGATCATAGAACAATATGATATAAAAGATTATAAAGACTTAACACACAAAGCATATTCTCAATTAATAGAGGAGACTCAAAATCAATATGACAGGCTTCCAGTTAAAGTTACATTCCATGAAAATGGAGAAGGTAACTATGAGAATAACTTTGAGATGCTTGATGACGTTCATAATTTCAATCACTTATGGGTATACAAAGGAGGTGATGATCATACAGAGCTTGGAAGCAAAACAAGAGATAAAAATGATCTAACTGCAAATGATAAATTTAGAGCAGTGCATGATTATTATGGTCACTCTGTAGAAGGATATCAATTTGGTAAAGATGGTGAAGAGAATGCATGGATAGAGCATAGTAAAATGTTCTCACCATTAGCACAATGGGCTTTATCATCAGAGACAAGAGGACAAAACTCATGGGTTAACTACTCAGGAGTAAATGATCAAGTATTAAGTGATATAAAGAAAGGATCAGCATTAAAAAAAGAAGGTAAGAAGATAGGAGATGAAGAAATGGTGAAGGCTGGGGAAGATCTATTATCTACAGTATATGATAAATTTGTATTTGCTCAACAGAAAGCGATGTTGCTTCCTCCAGAGTTTACAGATATATCTAAGTTTCATGAAAAAACAATTAAAGAAGTTCCCAAACAATTATTAACATATGATAAAGAAAACAAGTCAAGGATACCAAGTAGTATCAGAGTCGGGGGAGAACCTGTCAAAGCCCAATCTGTCAAAGGCAGAGGCACACAAGAGACTAGCGGTGGTAGAGTACTTCAAGCACAAGGGGCTGGAGGGGAAGGCAAAGGAATTGAAAGCAAAGTCGGAGAAGAAGTAACTCCTAAACAAAAAGCATCAGATATTTTAAGTAAGTATGAAAAAGGATCTAATATAGATTCTAATGAATTAGTAAGTGATGAAAAAACATCTGATCCTGTAATAAAAAGTGTATTAGATAATTTTAAGAAGGAATTCCCTAACATAAAAATATCAGGCAAAAGACCATCAGAAGGAGCTGCATTCTATGATACTAAAAACAAATCAATTGATGTAAATAAAAATAGCACACATTGGCAAGAAGTAGAATCAGGTCAATTATCAAATGCTTTAGCACATGAATATACACATCATTTAATAGAGAATAGTGAGAAGAAAAAAGAAATAGAAAACACTTTAGCAGACATAAAAGAAGATCTAAAAAACAATATGCCAGAAGGTATGACTAAAGAACAGTCTAATGCATATAAGTTTATGATCGAGGCAACAAATTCTCCACAAGAGATTTTGACATATGCTGTAAGTAATCCAGAAGTTAGAACTATATTAAGTAAATATGCTAAGAATTTAAATATTGTTTCTAATGAAGTAATTGGAAAAGATATCATTCCTACTGAAGATAAAACACAACTTTCTAAAGTAGATGAATCAGATCTAAATGAAATGAAAGGTATTCTTAAAGAATATACTAATCAAGGATATAGTTTAGATGATGTTAAAGAAATAATGAGAGATGAGTTTGGGGAAGACTATGATGTCGAAGAGCCAGTGATAGAGCAAGCATATCATGATCTTACAACTACAGGAATTAAAAAAGAAATAACAACAAAAGAAAGAGCTGAAAGAGATTTAGAGCCAGTAGAGATAGAAGCTAAAAGATCATTTGGTAAGGCATTTGATAATGCTAAAAAAATGGTTGATAATGAAGAAATAAATCCAGCAGTATTTGCAGCTCAGATAGCAGCAAAGCCAAGACCATTATCAGCAGAAGAAAGTGTAGTATTATTAATGGATAGAATGAAAATTTCTAAAGATTATGGTATGCTTACCGATCAAATGATAGATGCTCAAAGAAAAGGGGATGAAATGACTGCACAAGTTTTGCAATCTCAATTAGATGTTCTTGAGCAAAGAATGCAAATAAATGACGATGCAGCAAGAAAATCAGGGTATGAGCAAGGATTAGGATTAGCAGCAAGAAAAATGTTAATAAATAGAGATTATTCATTAGCTACTCAATTGCAAAGAATGAAAGCTGCTAATGGAGGGGAAGATATACCTGCAGAAAAAAGAACTCAATTACAAGAATTAGTTAGAAAATTAAATGAAGCTAATCAAAGAATTGAAGAACTAGAAAAAAAGAACTTAGCTAACCAAGCACAAAAAGAAATAGCTAAAACTAAAAAAGTATCTAAAAGCCCAGAAGAAGTTACAAAAGAAAGAACTTCTTTAAAAAAGAAAATAATAGATGCATGGAAAAGTTTAGCTTCTAAATCTAAGTCTGAAACAGGAGAAGGTAAAGTTCTTTTTTCTAAAGAAGAACCTATCACTCCAGAAAAACAGGCTCAATTGGAATCTATAACAAAAGATGTTAAAGATTTAGTTAAATCATACGCTGAAGCTGGTAACACTAATTTAAAAAGTATTATAGATGATATTCATGCTGATGTATCATCAGTACTTCCCGAACTAACAAGAAAAGACATAGAAGACGTAGTAATAGGTAAGTACTCAAAAGAACCAGTTAAAACTCCTCTTACTCCAGAGCAAATACAAGCTATGGCTAATGTTAAAAAAGTTCAAACTCAAATTGATTTAATGAAAGATCAATTTAAGTTAGATCAAAGGTCTAAGGGAGAAGTAGCAATGGATTACCTACATGGATGGCATCGTTTAGCTATTTTATCAGGTATTCCCTCACTTGGAAAAATTGCAACAGCTGCAACTATGAGAGGTGTTACATCAAGATTAGAAGGTGTTATTGGTCAAGGATTATCATATATACCAGGGATAAGAGGTATTGCTAAAGGAGCAGAAAGAGAAGGAAGATTAAGCCCTAAAGCAGAAGCTAAAGCATTTACAACATGGTTTGATAAGATGACCATACAAGATATGAAGCAAGTTTTAAAAACTGGTGTTGGGGAATTGGATTATTTGTATGGAGATAAAAAAGAGTTCGCACCAAAAGTACCACATTGGATGGAATTCTTTGGTAGAATGCACGCAGCTATGAAACTACTTCCCAAACGAGCTGAATTCTTTCGTTCTCTTGAAATGAGAACTGAAAATGCTATAAAGAAAGGATTAGATCCGATGGATCCAATTGTTCAACAAGAATTAGCTGTTGGTGCTTATAATGATGCATTAAGAGCTGTATTTATGCAGGATAACTACATAACAGATTGGTATAAGGCAGGAGTAGAAAAATTAGAAAAATCAAAAATACAAGGGGCTAAAGAAGTAGCAAATGCATTAAAATTTATATTCCCTATCGTAAAAGTACCTACTAACTATGTTGCTGAAGCATCATCATATATGATAGGTTCAGTAAAGGCTCTTTATGCTTTAAAAAATGGAGTTTCTAAAATGACTCCTGAGCAGAAAGATTATTTTATGAGAGCATTAAAAAAACAATCTATTGGAGCAGCATTTATGTTTTTAGGATATCTTAATCCACAAGCTTTAGGAGGTTATTATTCTGGTAAAAGAAAAGAAGGAGATTTAGAAGCAGGAGAAATAGAATTATTTGGTAAAAAACTTCCTCACTGGATGAGTCACTCTCCTTTATTAGAAATGTTACAAGTAGGGGCTACAATAAGAAGATCTTCAGACGCAGAAGTATTAAAAGGGAATGAACCATCAATAGTTAAAGGGATACCTACTGTATTTAAAAATGTTATTAAAGAAATACCATTATTTGGTGGTGCAGCAAGAATTGAAGAGTCATTCCAGAATGGAGATAAATTTACTGATTATTTAGCAGGTTTGGGAACAGGTATTGGTGAACCTCAATTATTGCAAAATATTTCAGATTGGACTGATACAGAAGAAGGTAAAAGCATAAAAAGATTACCATCAGGAATTGTTGAGAAGTTTATGGAAGGTACTCCACTTAGAAACAGACTGGAAGCTAAAAAAGAATTATTTACAAAAGAAGAGATGCAAGATGAAAATTTCAACCTACTGCAAGAAAAAGGAGTAGAAATTCCATTTATAAGAGAAAGAAGAAAAATAAAAGTAATTCAAGATGAATCTCATCCAGATGGCATAATGAGTAAAGAAGAGTATGATACATATGCAGAAAAATTAAATAAAAATGTAAAATCTGGTATAGACGAAGTATTAAATACTCAATATCAAATAAAAGAAGGGAATGACTACTCTTATAAAATGGGCAAAGATTTAGAAGGTAAAGATCTTGAAAGTAAAGTAAAAGATAAAGAAGGAGATATTTCATCAAAAATTTTAGAAGAAATGGGTATATCCCCTAAATCAAAAAGGCAAGTAACAAAACTTGATTAATAATAAAAAATAAAAAAATGACACCAAAGAAATTACCATCAGACATTGCAAACTTGCTAAACCAAAGAATAAACAATGAGTATGATGCTCATTATTTCTATAGACAAGTAGCAAATTATTGCGAAAATGTTGGCTATCTAAAAGCTGCAGAATATTTTAAAGGAGAGGCTGAAGATGAGTTAAAGCACGCAGAAGGCATTCAAAAGTATCTAACAGATTGGAATATTCAGCCATCTTTAGCTCCAGTAGGAGTTCCTGAAAAAGTTTCTGGATTAGTAGATGCTATTGAAAAAGCATACGAAATGGAATACAATTTGTATGAAGAATATGAAAATATTAGTATGGATATCTTTAATAAGAAAGATTTATGTACCTTTGATTTTCTACAAGCATACAGAACAATTCAAAGATTGGCTGTAGCAGAATATTCAACATTTTTGAATCAACTAGAAACTATTGATAAACAAGACAAAAATTGGGTTTATGAATTTGAAAAAAGAGCTTTCAAAAATAAGTAAACAGTACCTATAAGCATACCATAAGAACTGCTTATAGGTCATTTTATATTACCAATTCCCTAACCAAATTCAAAATCATGACAGACGAACAACTAAGCGAATTAATAGAAAAAAGAAAGAAGCAAAGATCTAAAGATAACGGAGAAGAATACATAGAGCCAAGTGAAGTAATTGTGGACAAAAGTTCTCCAGAGTATCTTAAATCAAAGATAGAGAAGCTAGAGGGGAGATTAGCAAAGTATGAGGACAACGGAATGGCTAAACTATATTATAGTTTAAACAGAAAGGCAAATGAGATGGCAGAACTTATGAATGCTATAAACTTAAGAGACCTTGACATTGATGATCCAAAGAGTAAGTCTTTTGATCGTCTAAAAGTAATCTGGCAGGGGGCATCGGAGATCGCCATTTCCCTGACACAACTAGGACAAATGTCAGGAGTACTTAGAGCAGATAAGAAAGAAGAAGCAGAAAAAAAGCCATTTGTTGATACTATAGCTCAAGATAGAAGATAATGGGGGAAAAGATATACATATATAATACTGAGATAGTTCTTCCCGAACAACCACCTATTGAGGAAATAGAATGTTGGGGAACTGATGATGCCTCAGAACAATATTGGAGGAGAATACCTCTACCAGAGTTCTTTGAATTAGTAGAATACGATAAAAATGGCGATGCTTTGCTAGATTATACGCAAAGGGAATACGCTATGGAGGAAGTGAAAAGATGTAAAGAAGGTTTTTGGTTTATGAATAATGGAGTGCCTATTTATATCACAGGCAAGAACTATTTTTATTTACAATTCTGGAAACTTGAGGATGACATTTACCCAGACTACAGGGACTTGGATAGGAGATACTTTTTATACTTGAATCACTGGGAAAATATACCATGGTGTTTAGGTGTTCTAATCGGTAAGAAAAGAAGACAAGGGCAAACATCTATAGGTACATCAAATCTTGTGTATGAATGCGTATTTTATAAAAATAGTAATTGTGGGTTAACAAGCAAGACGGAAAAAGATGCTAAAGTAACTTTTACTAATATGGTTGCATTTGGATATCGCCAACTCCCTGTCTTCCTTAAACCTAAGCAGTTAAATAATAAAGACAGTGTAACAGAATTAATATTTGCACACAAGTCTGTAAATGTTAAGGGAACAAAAGGTAGCACAATAGATAATGATACAGGGCATAGAAGCAAGGTAGATTATCGTGCACCAGGGAAGAACTCGTATGACTCAGGTAGATTGACCAGAGGTTTATTCGATGAAGGAGGAAAGTTCCCATTGGAGGTTCCATTTTCTGAATTTTTATCAATTGTAAGTAAGACATTAGTAAAGGGGGTAAAGAAAGTAGGTTTTATGGAATGTCCTTCTACAATGAATGACATGACTAAGGGAGGTGGAGCTGAGTATAAAAAAGTTTGGGAATTGGCAGACTCAAAAAAGTTTGAAAGAACTCCAAACAGAATGGTTAAATATTTTACTCCAGCCTTTGACGGATATTTAGGTTTTATTGATAAATACGGGATGAGTGTTATTGATTCACCAACTCCCGAACAATATAAATATTTAGTAGATAATTTCGTAGGACTAGGTGATCTAACAGAAGAAGACGTAAAGCTAGGAGCTAGAGATTACTTGATAGATAAAAGATCTGGACTAGAAGGATCTTTACTAGAAGAAGAGATTCGTATGAATCCTTTTGACGAAAGAGAAATGTTCATGTCTAGCATACAAGGAAGTGTATATAACACTTTTAAACTAAACGAACAAATAGATTGGTTAAATTTTAATAATAATTGCGTAGAAAGAGGTAACTTAGTGTGGGAAAATGGTGATGAGTTTTATAAAGAAGTAATGCATGGCAACGGTGCCAGGGAAATGAAGCTAAACAAATTGCTATGGGTAAGTAATCCTAATGGCAATTATGAGAAAGTAGTGGGCTGGATGCCAAAAGAAATGAACAACGTTTTTCAGAGAGGTGGATATTTTCAACCAAATGGTAATTATGCTGTAAGAATTGGATGCGATCCATTTAAGTATGATAAAACAAAAGACAATAGAAAATCAAATTGTGCCGCTTATGCCTATCAAATGGAAGATATGGCTGATCCAGATAGCAAATATAATGATATGTTTGTTATGAGATATGTAGATAGGGCGGCAACAACAGATATACAATACGATAAGGTTCTAAAAATGGCTTGGTTCTGTGGTTGTCAAGTCTTATTTGAGAGGAACGTAAACGGTTGGAAAAAGTACTTTGAAGATAAATTGTGTAGCAACTTCTTAATGTGGTTGCCCAATGAGGTAGAGCCTGGGATATATTCGGGTGGGGGAACTGGCAAGGTTGTTCAGCAAATATGTGACTATACGGAAGCATATATTGAACGGAATATTGACAAGGTCTACTTCCCAAGCCTCCTAGGAGACAAATCAGGCTGGCTGGGTTTTGATGTTGCAGATACACAGAAATTTGATGATGCTATGGCAGCAGGATTTGCTCTTATAGCAACAAAAACAAAAAGATATTACAAACCACAAGAAGCAAAAAAGTCAATAGAGTCTTTTATGCCTTATAGGCAAGCGATATAAAACAAAAAAAATAAAAAATGAGGTATCAACAAATTAGTAGTGCAGGACAACATCCTTATCCAGATCACAACATAGATCCATCAAAAAAAGGACGTGAATGGTGCATGGATTACGCAAGAGCCGCATACTACGATTGGCAATTCGTTTATCCTAAAGGAATATTCTCAGGCAATGGAGGGGATTATTCTAAATTCAAATTGTATGCTTTAGCAAAGCAACCAAACTCTCAGTATAAAAAATGGTTGGGAGTTGATGAAACTACTAACAATACTTGGTTAAGTTTAGATTGGTCTATTAGATCAATCATATCTCCATATAGAGACAAAGCTATATCAAGATTGATGACTCAAGAGTACAATGTTATTGCTACTCCAGTAGATCAATTGGCTAAAACTGAAATGGATGAGTACTATAGTATGTTGAAAACAAAATTAGTAATGAGAGAAGCTATGATGGAGAAAGATCCAGAGATGGGTAATCATCCAGCTTTAGCAATGAACCCAGGGGAGCCTCAAGATATAGAAGAATTAGAAATGAGGATGATGATGGGGGAACAGTTTAATAGAAGCAAAGATGCTGAACTTGCTATCCAATTAGCTTTATATCAAAACGATTACAAAACAAATAGAAGAAAAATATTTGAAGATTTATTTGACTTAGGTGTATCTGGAGTAAAAGATTATTTAGATGATAATGATAAGCCATGCTTTAGAGTTGTAGATCCTGAATGTATAATAACATCTTATGATAAAAGTGGAGACTTTAAGCATATTGCTCATGCTGGGGAAATCATAGACGTTCCTTTAATAGAGCTTGCTGAAGTAAAAGATGATCAAGGTAATATAATGTTTACAGATCAAGAGTTAACAGAGTTTGCATCTACTATAGCAGGACAATATGGTAATCCTCGTTTGTTAGGCTTGGGAACTGGTTGGATGAAACCATACGATAAATTTAAATGTAAAGTATTAGATATTGAGTTTTATACTTACAATGAAAGAGTTTACCGAGATGCAGCTGATGAAATGGGAAATCCAGATTTCAGAAAAGCAGATTTTAATAGAGGCAAGAAATCAGAAAAATATATTAGAAAAAGAATTCAATATGTTTATAAATGCAAGTGGGTTATAGGAACAGATAAGTGTTATGATTTTGGCATGGCTTACGATCAAAAAAGACCTAACGATATAAAGCAAAAGGCACAGACAAAATTATCTTACACATTCTATGCATATAACTTCTATCAAATGAAGGCTCAAGGTATGATGGAACGTTTGATCCCTTACATTGATGATTATCAATTAACAATGTTGAAGATACAGAACTTTAAAAATAGAGCTGTTCCTTCAGGATGGTGGATAGATCTTTCTGCACTTGAGAAAATCGCAATGACTAAAGGTGGTCAAGACATGGAGCCACAAGAGCTTTTGAAAATGTTCTTTGATACAGGGGTTTTACTGGGAAGAAGTGATACAGATGGTGGTACTCCGCAAAGCCCTAATTGGAAGCCTGTAATACCTATTGAAAACACAGCAGCAAGTGAACTTAATATGTTCTATAATGATTTAGTTAACACTATTTCCGCAATAGAAAGATTAACAGGATATAATGATGTTACTTTAGGTCAAGCATCTTCTAAGACATTAGTGCCTGGGTATGAAAGTGGTCAACAAGCTACTAATGAAGCATTGTTCCCATTAGTTTTTTCTGAAGAAAATATATTGCTTCGTCTTTCTGAAAATCTATTATGCAGAACTCAGCAAGCTTTAAAGAGAGGAAATATAGAAGGATTTGCCCCTGCATTAAATTCTAATCTTTTGCACTTTATCGAGATTTCCCCAAGCATTTCATTAAGAGATTATGGAATAGAATTAGAAAAAAGATCTTCAAACGATCAAAAGGCATGGTTATTACAAGCTATGCAACAAGATATTGCAAATGGATTTTTGGATTCTTCTGATGCTATATTACTTATTAATACTAAAAATGTAAAAGAAGCTCAAATAATTTGGGCTTATAAAGTAAAGAAAGGCAAGGAAAGGCAGTCTCAACAAAGAATGCAAGAAATACAAGCACAACAGCAAGGCAATCAACAGGCAGCTCAAATTGCTCAGGAAGCAGAAGCTCAGAAATTCCAAATGCAATCTCAGTTAGAATTGCAAAAGGAACAAATGAGAATTCAAGGAGAATTGGAAAAAGAAAAAATGAGAATCGAGTCTGCAGAAAGAATAGCTATGGCTACAAATAATGTGAAATTACAGGTGTCTCAAGATACAAGTAATGCTAAACAGTCATCTACTCATATCGCAGGTCAGTCATCAATAATGAAGCAACAAGTGGCTAATGAAAAAGGTAAACATTCTTTAATGTAAAAAATCTAAATAAAATTTTTTTTTATTGAAAGATATCGATATTTTTACTTAACCAAAATTCAAAATCAAAATGTATATTAAAAAGTTCTATGACATAGATGCAGCAGAGCCTGCATCATCAAATGAAACAAGTGCCCCACAAAGTGGCAATTCAGCACCAGAATCTATAGCTGCAATAATGGCTAGAGAAGGTGTAAAAAGTGGTTTAGGCGAAGAGGTAGCAATGCCTCCTAGTATAAATAATGGAAGTTTTAAGGTTTCTTCAATGAAAGATGAATCTCCCGTTGAGCCAACGAAAGAAGAATCTAAATCTGAAAAAGCTGGCGATGCTTCAGCTTGGTTTGAGCAATCAGTTCCCGAACCTCAAAAAGAGGAAGGATCTAGTTCTCAAGACTGGCAAAGTGCAATAAAAAATCAACAACCTGAAGAGGTTTTGAAAGCACTAGGGTTCGATGAAAGTACAATATCTTTTGTAAATGGTTTAAAAGAAGTTGATCCTAAAATGGTTAATTTCTTAAACCACTGGAAAGATGGAGGAAATGCAAAAGAGTTTTTTGATGAAATGTCGAAAGATTTTTCAGGTATGCCTGCCGAAGACGTGATGCGTCATCAGCTTAGGTTGGACTATCCGAAAGCATCAGAAGCTCAACTAGAAGTTCTTTACAAGAAGGAGATTGTAGAAAAGTACAATTTGAGTTCGTATGATGAAGACGAAGTTAATGAAGGCAAACTGTTATTAGAAGCTAAGGCTGATAAATACAGAGATGATTTAGCTAAAACTCAGCAAGACAAAATGTTTCCAGACAGCACTTCTTTGAGAGAAGAAAAAGCTAAACAAGAAGCAGTTCTTAATGAGTATAGAGAAAAAATCGTAAGTCAGTTTAACGAGAACCCTTATACGAAAGAAGTTTTATCTAATAAAGCTATTACAATTGGAGAAGGAGCTGATAAGTTCACATTCAAAGTAGATGCTGATGATATTTCTAATTTGGCTTTATATGGTGATGCAAATGGCGATTTAATGTTTGATAAAAAAGTTGACGCAAATGGAGTTGAGCAATTAATTCCCAGGGCACAACATCAATTATTAGTTGCTACTGTAAATAAGTATGGAGAAAAATTTATAACAGAATTGGCTAAACATTACAAATCTCTGGGAAGTAAAGCTGCTATAGAACCTATAGACAATGCAAAACCAAGAGAGTCTAGAAACGTATCTAATGCATCTCCAGAGCCGTCAACCCTGGCTGGAGCAATGGCAAAATACGGAAGATTGAATTCAGGAGGTTGGTAAAAACAAACAACAAAATTTAAAAATTTAAAATTTAATAAAAATGGCAGTTTCACAAGGTACAATGGTGAAATCCTTCGTCTCAGCGATTGATTTCTTGGATCAAAGGGATATCGATCCAAACATCTACGATCAAAGTAGAGATAGAGCTTTTACAGATATCATGAAAATGGTAAACCGTACTAAGCCAGCAAAAATGTTTTTTTACAATAACTTCGTTAATAACGATGTTTATGAGGTTGCTACAGTTGCTTCTGCTACTGGTAGTGGTACTCCTACAGTTGCAATTACTCTTAATGCAACTAGTTTCCCAAGAGTTGGTGATTTGATTAAAACTTCAAATGCTCAAAACATTGGAAAACAAGCTTTAGTGCAAATCGTATCTGGTAACGTTATTACAGTTCAGTCTGTAGATAACAGTAACTTCTATGCAGTTGCAACAGATAAAGTTCAATTTGGTTCTAATGCGTTCCCTGAACAATCAGGTGCACCAGCTAACAGAAGATATGGTTTAACTAAGTACTACAATAACATCCAAATCTTCCGTGAGGTTGATGAGATTTCTGACGTACAAAAAGTTGCTAAAATTGAAGTTAACGTAGGTGGTGATTATCATATCCTCCCTTACCAAACAGTACAAAAAGTTATCAAATTAAATGGTGATATCTCTGTACAAATGTTAGCAGGTACTGCTTCAGCTTCTTCTTTAAATGGTAGCCCATACACAAACAATACATTGTTTACAAATGCAGCTCCTGGTGCTTCTAGTCCTGCTTTAACAGCTACTGCTGGTAATGGTGTTACATTGCCTGTTCAGACTACAGGTGGTCTTGACTGGTATTGCATTAACTATGGTATCAATGATAGTGCAGCTGTTTTAGGTACATTTGGTTTCGTAGAATTAGACGAGATTATCGATAACTTTATCGCTAATAAAGCTCCTACAGACATGATGGTGTTTATGGGAAGCCGTGCTTATCGTTTGATCAGCAAATTCTTAAAGCAATTAGGTTCATCTTCAGTTGACTCTCGCCGTCTTTCAGTTGATGGTAAGTCTTTCGATTTCAACGTAGAACACCTTTCTTATGGTGGTTACGAATTTGATTTCGTTCATGTACCTATCTTCGATCATCCACAATTGTTCTCTGCAACTTTAGTTGCTGATGTAAATGGTTCAATGTACTTTGTACCAAAAGATCAAGTAGATACAGTTGATAACGGAAGACAACCACGTATGCAGATTCGTTACACTCCTACTCCATTCATGGGTAGTGCAGCTAACAAATCTTCTAATGGTATGATCACTGAGTGGAGAACTGGAGCTTTGGCTGAAATCCCAACTTCATCAACTATGCAATTGCATACTGACTGGGAAACTGCTCAAGGTCTTGAGTGCTTGGCAGTTAAACATTTCCAAAAGTACAGAGTTATCTAGTAGTTATTAATAATAATGTAGGGGAAGTAATTCCCCTACATACTTTTAAATATTTAAATAAAATAAAATGGCAACAAAATTAATAACAGCTACCGTAGTAGGTCTTAATGGTTCTCCATTTAATGGAGGTACATTAGGTGCTGACCTATTAAGTGCTGGTACAGGATGGACATCCACTGGATGGACAGGTAGTTATGCTGCTGGTTTTACTCATAGTACTGGAAATACAACTGCTTTAACAAATACTTTGGCTGCAACATCGGCTACTTATTATAGCATTAGTATTACTATCACAGGTAGAACTGCAGGTACATTAACTGTAGGTTTTGGAGGAGTTACTTCAAGTGCATTAAGTGCTAGTAGTGATTTTTCAATATTAAGTACAAGTACTGGTACATTGGCTATTACTCCTACTACTGGATTTAATGGAACGGTTAAAATCACCATAAGTGCTATAGGAGCTTCTACTGCAACTCAATGGGCTTTCCCAGTAAGAGATACATTATTAAGAGCTGTAAATGGAGTTTGTGGTTCAATACCTTATATGACTCAAATCGTAGATTTAGCTACTAATACTATATATTGTTCTACTAGTTTAATTGCAGACTTAACTACAGGCGGTAATGCTGGAGCAGGAATGTTTACTGCAAGTGTAGCTAGTGAAAATGGGCAAGTATATTCTACTCCTAGTACAATTGTATTCCCTACAAACAACATTATAGTAAGAGCTATTCCATCTCCTGGTATAGTAGTAGGAAGCACAACTTGCAATGCTATAATAACAGTATTACAAAGTGGAGCTGTATATTTTACAGATTCAACAGTAGCTAATGTTATTTCTCAGGCAAGTACTAATATGTATTCAATAACTAATGTTGCATCACGAAATGGAGATACAATTGCAACAGCAGTTACTATGGCTTTCCCTACTGATGGTATTTCTTTAACAACAATACCTTCAATTACAATAGGTTCAACAGCTTGTGTAACGCAAATAACATTATTGAGAGATAATAGTAAGTATCTTACAGATACAACTCTTGCTTCTATAGTAAGCGGAAGTTAATAAAATATTGTAGGGGAGGTTCTACTTCCCCTACATAATTATAACCAATTCACCAATTTAAAATCAAAATCAAATGTCATTAGAAAATTTCGGTAACTTTAACGATCTATCTCCTAAGTTGAGAATAGAGTTAGAAAACAAAGTAGCGTCATACGGAAGAAGAGTTAGGTACAAGTTCGATATAGCTAGACCAAACCCTGATCCAGAAAAATACAACGGAGATACAGTATATCCAAATGTGTATACCTTAGATCCAACAAGATTTACAATTCAAGATCCTTATGAAAATAGGGACGAAAAAAGTAAAACAAAAAATATTGCCTTGGTTGAATCGGATTTCTTAGATGAAAATGGTTTGCCAACTAGATTTAAAAAAGTAAAAGTACTAGGATCAGATAAATCTGTATTAACTTTAAATCTAGAAGACAACAGAGATGATTTTTATATGGCAATGATGTTAGAATTGCACCCTAAATTAAAAGGTGGAAAATTTGCAAATAGAATGATGTCTTCTATATTTTATAGAATAGATGAAACAGCAGCAGCAACAGAAGCAAGAACTGCTAGAAGTGAAAGATTGAAGGCTCTAAATGCAGCACAAGGAATGTCAGATGCTGATTTAGTGGATTTTGCAGATGCAATGCAATGGGATAGTGCAGAGAGCTATGAAGTTCTTAGAAATAAGATAGAAGAATTAGCGGATATGAATCCAATATATTTTAATGACTTGGTTCAAAGCAAGGCTGTTGAATACCAATCATTAATAAAACAAGCGATGAATAAAGACCTAATCTCTTTTAATTTTTCAGAATACAAGTTTGTATGGTCAGGGAACCAGCAAGTGATTACCGCCCTTTCCCCAACAGGAACAGGAAATGAATTACAAAAGCTGTCTGAATGGATGCAAACGTCTGGGAACAAAGGAGATGATCTATATAAGAAATTAAAGTCATTAGTAAAAGGCGGAAAAAAAGAAAAAATTTCTGCTGAATAAATCTTGATTTTGAATTGGTAATACGGCTAAGTTGGGTACCTTTGTACTACTGCCCTTTTTAATTTTTTAAAAAAATAAAAAAAATGAGTTTAACAGCAGATTTTTCAACTAGCCAAACATTGGGCTTTCCAGAATCAATAAATTTTGTAGATAATTCTACAGGATCAGATAGTAATGTAACTAGCCGCAGAGTTTATTTAAGAACTGCGGCTTCTACATATTTAGTAGCTGATGGAACTACTACAGTTAATATGAATCAAAACAGTTTATTGTATGGAGCTGCATTTACCGAATGGGCTATAGATACTCCAAATACTTTAGATCCTATAACAAAAACTTTATCAAATGTTCTTGATAAGGATTATGCTTTACAAGTAATTGTTGAATGGGTAAAAGTTGTTGATAATATAGAAAATGCTGCTGCTCAATATACTGTTACAAAATTAATAGGATATACTTTCTATAATGAAACATTTGATTATCAGCTTACGCAAATATTGTCAGGGAATCCGTTAGTCATAAATGACAACAATTTCTTCCCTAACAAAAGCAAATTAAGAACCTGCATAGACTCAGGTAATCAAGCAATAGAATATGGAGTAGATATATTCTCAGCTCAAGAATGTTATGATCAAGCTACTAATTTAAGGTTACAATCGGTTTATTACTTTAATGCAAATAGTTAATGCATACAGCTTCTGAAACCATACAAATAGCTAAAGTTAGTCAGTATTTATTCTTAGGCAAAATACAGAGAGGTGGATTATATGGTGAGGGAACTGATCTTGAACTCCCTTACAAAATATATAATATAGTAAAAAGTGTAGAATGGGCTTACTTAAATGGTTATGAGGGATATGATAGGAATACATTTGAGGCTACATTAAATTATTTGTATGCTATATGTACTCCATATAATATAACAGCCCAAAATTTATTAACAAAAGTAGTTATAGTTACTAATGTTACGGGAAGTCAATTAACTACAGAAAATGGCTTATTAATTATAACAGAAAATACATAAAATGGCAAATATAAAAATATCAGAATTACCAGTAGCTTCAACTCCTTTAACAGGAGCAGAAGAATTGCCAGTAGTTCAGTTAGGAAATACAGTAAAGGCTACTGTAAATAATCTAACTACCTTTTTGCCTGTAGCAACATTACAGCAAGTCCTTAATAATAATCACAATTTATTAGACGCAATAAATCTTCAAGGGACAGGAGCAGGAAGTGGCAATTCTGGAAAAAATATAAATGGTTTGGGAGCTAATGCGGCAGCTTCGAATACTGGAGATTTAATTAATGCTCTGGGAACACAAGCGGCTCAAAGTAATCATGGATTATATGTAAATGCATTAGGTTATCAAGCTGCTCAAAACAACACAGCTAATAGTGTCAATGCCTTGGGAAATCAAGCCGCTAAAGGAAATACAGGGACTAATGTAAATGCATTAGGTTATCAAGCTGGTTTAAATAATACATATAGCGATGTAACATTATTAGGTTATGGAGCAACTGCTGATGATAATATGCAATTAGTCCTAGCAAGTTATAGCACAGCAAACCAAGCTAGAATATATTTTGGTAATATAAGTGATAATAGAAATTACGAACTCCCTGACGCAAGTGGAACAATAGCTTTAACAACAGATATAATACCAAGCACATTACAACAAGTAACAACAGGAATAAATAAGAATTTAACAAATGGCATAAATTTACAAGGATCAGGAGCAGGTACAACCAATAGCGGAACAAATATAAATGCCTTGGGAACTAATGCCGCATCTACAAATACCAAGAGTGATATAAATGCACTAGGTAATTCTGCTGCAAATAATAATACTTCTGATAATGTAAATGCCTTGGGTAATAATGCAGCTATTTCAAATTCTGGAGAAGGAAATGTAAATGCACTTGGATTAAGTTCGGGAGAACATAATAGTGGATCTGATGTTAATTTTCTTGGAAGATTATCTGGATCTTATAATACAGGAAATTCTATAAATGGATTAGGTTATCAAGCTGCCAAAAGTAATACAGGAAGTAATGTAAATGCAATAGGTTATCAAGCAGGGGTATCTAATTCATTTAGTCATGTAACATTGTTAGGGAAATCAGCAACAGCAAATGCAGCTAGCCAATTAGTTTTATCTAATGGATCAAACAATGCTAGAATATCTTATATAAATTTAACAGCTAGCAGAACTTACGAACTCCCTGACACAAGCGGAACATTCACATTAACAAGCGGAATAGGAGTATCAGGATTTATGACAAGATGGACTTCAGCAACATCTGTTGGGGCTTCTACATTACTTAGTGATAATGCTAATACTATTTCGATAGGGAACTCAAGCCCTTCGGCTTCGGCAAGATTACAAGTTGATAGTACAACTTCAGGATTTTTGCCTCCTAGAATGAATACAGCACAAAGAAATGCCATATCTTCCCCAGCAGAAGGATTATGTGTATACGATACAACCTTACATAATTTATATGTATATGATGGAACAATATGGCAAGCTTGTTGGTAATTAAAAAATAAAATAATATAAAATGACAATAAATATTGATAATACTTCTGGGATAATTCAAATCTATGTAGATGGAGGTCAAGCTCCTCGTTCTTATTATGGTCAAGGGGGAACGTCAGGGAAGTTCTACCCTATCCCCTATGATAGATACCTTATTAATATAGGAGGAGATAATTATGAATGCTATTGGAAAGACTTAGTAGTAGGAGGACAACAACCGATAACTTTTTTAGACGCAGGAAGATTGTTAGGAGAAATATTTACTACAGGAGCAGCCACACAAGCTCCATCGCCAACTCCCACAACATTAAAAATAGATCAAAGCGTTAATTTTGATATAGATGAAAACGAAGACTTTACAATAGAATTTTTTATGAATATGTCTTCTGATGCTTATTTCCCTAGAGCATATAGCATAGGAGCATATCCTTCAGCATCAAATGCCCTTTCTGTAGAAGGTGGTACATTTATTTGGTGGGCTAATTCAGGTCTTCAATTGCAAGTTCAATTGCCAGAATTCTTAAATGCATGGCACCATGTAGCTATATCTAGATATTTTGGAGGAGTAACTATTTTCTTTGATGGAATACAATTAGGCAATGCAGATTATCCAGATGCAATCCCAGGAGCTAATGATCTTTATTTAGGTTCAGAAAATGCACAAGAAACATACTTAGATGGTAAGATGAGTAATTTTAGATGGGTTAAGGGAACTGCTATCTATATAAATAATTTTACACCTCCTACAGCTCCATTAGAAGTTGTTGATGATACTAGATTATTAATATTGCAAGGAACTGACTTATCAGCTCAATTAACAGACAACAGTGGATACGAAAATACAATAACAAATATTGATACTACATTTAGTTCAGATAGTCCATTTAATGGATATGTTGGTAGTACTTTGTTTGGGAATTTTTAACTAACTTTATAAAAATAAATACAAAATGGCACTTAATATTGATTTAGTAAATGGAGGGATAAATATATATGAAACAGGAGAGGCTCCTAGAACTTACTTTGGAGCTATAGGTGCGTCAGGGAAGATATACCCTAGCGGATCTATTAATGGAGAATTATTTTCAGGATCAATAATATCAAGTACTTTAGTAGTTCCAGATGATTATTATTCTGATATTTCACAAAGTAGCACTTCTGGTAGTGGAATAAATGGTCTTTTTGATTTTGGTGTATCTAGCGGAGTTGTTAGTTATGGGAATTTACATTCAGGTAGCGGATATGCTGTAGGAGATATTATTTATATAAATGGTTCTGATGTTATAGAAGGGGGTTCGGGAACTCTTGCTATAAAGGTAACTAACTTATTTTTAGATGGCATTTTGTTTGTTGTAGGAGGAGATGATTATCAAGTTCAATGGAGCAATTTAGTGATTAATGGCACTTCCCCAGCAAATTTATCTGATGCTATGACTTTATTATCTAATTTACTAATTGGCGTTTCAGGGCAACCTTATAAAGTATACACAGCAATTCTTAATCAATCAGCAAATAATGCTCCAGTAGCTACTGTTTTACAAAATACTATTCATCCAGATTTAGCTTGGGGATATAATGCATCTGGTAGATACGGGATAAGTGCTGGAAATATTAATTTATTTAATATTGATGGGAATATAACTACAACAATAATACAAGGTATATTGACAATTAGCAATGGAGCAGTAATAGGAAGCATATATGGAGAGGTTGATGATAGTACAGTTTATAAGATATATGTATGGAGTCCTGATTCAGCAGACTATGCTGATGATATATTAACAAATTACACATTTGAAATAAGAGTTTATAACTAATAACAAGTTATCTTTATTATGGAAAACTTTAAAGAAGATTTAGACAAAATGGACTTAAGATTATCTGAAATGGAAGATAAAATAGACAAACTAGATGTTAAGTTGACACAAGTTGTTGACGCAATTTTAGGTAATCCCCTGACAAAAACAGGAGGATTTATTCATGATATAGATGTACTAAAAAGTAAGATAGAAGAGATAGAGAAAAAACAAATCCAATATGATGATTTTAAAAAGAAAATATATTGGGCTGGAGCTATAATAGTAGGACTATTTATAGCTGTAGAATATGTTGTTAATATCGTTGCTAATTTAAAGAAATAATCCCGTCAGGGAACTCATGAGAACCGTATTAGATATAATAAATATAGCTAAGGTAAGCGAATACTTATTTTTGAACTCAAATCAATTAAAAGGATTGTATAGTGGGGGAGTTGATATTGAACTCCCCTACAAAATATACAACATAAGACGAAGCGTAGAATGGGCATATAAAAATCATCCACAAGCTCCCACAACAGAACAAAAAAAATCATTAAATAAATCAGCTAATTATCTTTATAATCTTTGTGCGGCAATGTCGTTGAAAGCAGAAAAAATAATTATACATCCTGTCCCTCCTCCCATTTCTCAAGCATCTAATTTAAGTGCTGTTCCTTTTTCAAATCAGGAAATAGATTTAACATGGACACCTGCTATTTTTCCTAGTCCTAACTTAGCTGTGGGTGGATATATATTATTAAGAGCAGAAGATCCCAACCTTCCTGTATTTACAGCAACAAATGGACAGGCTCCCTCATGTGATGCAAATACAACAATTGTTTATGATGATATAGATGTTTGTAAATCTCTTGCTGATGCTACAGGACTTTCTCCATTAACTACATATAATTTCTTATTAATTCCATTTACATGGGATGGAACACATCCTGAAACATATAATTATTTAACAGCAGGAGCTCCTACAGCTACTGGGACTTCAACAAATTTTGCTCCTTGTATATTAATAAACCCTACAGCTACAGGAATTACATATCCAGGAACTTTTGGTGCAGGGTATGTAGATGTTACATTAGGTGCCACTATAACATCAGATGGTGGAGATCCAGTTGTATATAGAGGTACACTATGGAGCTTAGGACATCCTGTTGGTATATCTGATGGTCTTTCTGTAGAAGGTGGAACAACTATAGGAACATTTAGTGAATTAAGAACTGATATAGAAAGTAATGGTTCTTGTCTACTTACAAATTTAGTTTCTGGAACTAAAGTGTACTATAGAGCCTATGCAACTAATAGTGGATCTATTGCAATGAGTCCTGAAGCTTATTTTATAGTGCCTTAAATAATAAATAATGTCAGTAAAAATAGATATAGAAAAAGGAATAATCACCATAGAAAATAATGGTATTATTAACTCAATAATCATTAAAAAAATGATTCTATTATGATAAAAGATAGAAATTGGAAGACAACTTTAATGGGTATTATACTTGCTGTTATGACAGCAGTAGAACCTGTATTAAGTGGAACTGGTTATCATTTAGATAAAGCTAGTATGTGTAGAGTTATTTTTATTGGGGCTATAGCTTTATTAGGATATTTGGCGAAAGATAGATAAACAATGTCAGGGAAGACTTCCCCGACTATTAATACCAATTCATGAGTACACCTAAAAAACGTCTATACTTCGATATAGAAACAAGCCCTAACATTGGTCTCTTCTGGGAGGCTGGCTACAAGAAAAATATAGACCATTCTAACATTATTAAGGAGAGAGCAATCATCTGTATATGTTATAAATGGGAAGGCGAAAAAGAAGTCCACTCACTACATTGGGACGCTAAACAATCCGACAAAAAACTATTAGAGCAATTTATTAAGGTAGCCAATTCGGCACAGGAATTAGTGGGACATAATGGAGACCGATATGATTTAGCATTTGTTCGTACCAGATGTTTATTTCATGGAATCCATATGTTCCCCAACTATGTTACCATAGACACATTAAAAATAAGCAGATCTAAGTTTAAGTTCAACTCTAACAAATTAGACTACATAGCTAAGTTCTTAGGAATGGGAAGTAAGATAAAGACAGAGTTCGGCATGTGGAAAGACATATTGTTGAATAATGACAGGGAAGCTATGGATAAAATGATCAAGTATTGCAAAATGGATGTAATCTTATTAGAAAAGATTCATAACCAATTAGCAACTCACGTTTTGCCTAAAGTTAATTATGCTATGATTAATGGGAAAGACAGAGGATCATGCCCAGAATGTGGCTCTGATAATCTTGTAAGGTCTATGCCTAGAATATCTGCAAGTGGTGTAAAAAAAATACTTTATAATTGCAAAAATTGCCATAAATTTCATACTAAATTAGAATCAAATGAGACAACAAATCAAGAAAATGTTAGAACAGCTTCACCCATCAGACGCAATCCAATTAATAGAAAGCATAGGGAAGGAGCTACGAAGAAAAAACTCGGTAAGAATAAATAGTGGCGATAAGTCTTTACTTGATTTAGATAGACCTGATTTAGAATCATTAAAATCTAAGAAAAAATGATTGAAGAAACACAACCACTTCCCGAACAAGAGGAAGTAAAAGAAGAAACTGAAGAGGTTGGGGAAGAGATGGAATACGAAGTAGAATTTACTACTAGAGCAGAGGCAGTTCATTCAGCCTGTGCAGCGATAGGAGCTTGTCAAGATTTTGATCTTGGTTTGCTTAATCCAACTCAAGCTAGAAGGATAAAAAGAATTAAAAGAAAGTCATTGAGGATAATTGATGTGTATATCGGAGAGATTTATGACGAAATGTTTGAAGATGAAAATAATGAAGACGATGAATAAATACTTACTTTTTGCGTTAGTAGTTCTGGGAAGTTGTTACACTCCGAACAAAGCAAACAAGGCTATGAACAAAGCCAATGACAAGTTCCCTGACGTTGTAGCCAAATTCACTAGGGATAAATACCCTTGCATCACAAAGTCCTTAGACACTACCTACAAAGTAGATACTACTTACGAGTATGTTAATGTAGACTGCCCAGATTATACTGCTCCCGTAATTATAAGAGATACAATAAAGTCTTTCACAATTCTTCCACAAACTGTGACAAAGCAAGTAAGAGTAGCAGTTCCCCAACGCACACAAACAATAAACCACTACATAGAAGATAGTGCCAAGATTAAAATAATGACATCCGAAAACATTAAATGTTCGGAAGACTTAAAAGATAAAACTAAACAATCTACTCACAGATTAAAATGGATTTGGTGGCTAGTTATTGCATTAATTATTTCTATATTTGTAAATTATTTACAATTTAGACGTATACTATGAAAGCTACCCACAGCACCCTGAATATTATTACCTTATTTGAAGGGTTAAGAACAAAGGCATACAAAGATAGCGTAGGCATTCCAACGATTGGCATAGGCACAATTCAATACCCAGATGGCACTAAAGTAAAGATAGGAGATGTTTGTACTGAAGAGCAGGCTTTTAATTTTCTTGAATACGAAGTTAATAAAAAGGTTCAGGGCTTAGATAAAGTACTTGCAGGAGTTAATCTTAATGAGAACCAATGCTCTGCCATCATTTCCCTGACATACAATATAGGCTTAAAAGGATTCTCCGATTCTATTGTTTGTAAATTAATAAAGGCTAACCCTCTAGATCCTAATATAAAAGATGCTTGGCTATCTTGGAATAAAGTTACCATAAATGGTAAGAAGGAAGTCAACAAAGGCTTAATGAATAGAAGGAAGCGAGAGTATCAACTTTATTGTGCATAAAAAAAGAGCCTATAAAAATAGGCTCCGTACCATAAGTCCTCTAGGATATTATCCATCTTATAGTCAGTTATTTTTTAATTGATTACGATACCACTTAGCTCCACTTTCAAATCCTTTCATGAAGTCTTCATTTAATGTGTACATCCAGACTTTGTCAACTTGCTGTATTATTTCATTGTCTGAGATATCATTAATTACTATTACTTCTTCTTCTTGTTTGGGAAGTTGTGCTATTTCTTGCTTGTGCATATCTATTGCCATTCTAAAATCTCTATCTGTAAGAATGTGCGAATTTTCATAATTGTTTTTTAGCCATTCTATTGATGTCATAATTAATCTTTTTTAATTGTTAATAATGTTATGAGTTCCCAGACAGAAATAAAATCCCCAGAATAAGAATAAACAGGGAGTATATGTCTACATAAATTATATTTCATCTATATGATAAATAAAACAAACATTTTCATACATAATAATAACGTACTTTTCTCCATCTGAATATATTTTTATGTTAAATGAACAAAAAATTCCTTTTTCGTCTTTACATTCTGACTTTATCATTTTATATTTTTCGGTAGTATCTGTAGTGGGAGATCTTAATACTTTATAATAAGAAATTTCCTTATCAGATGAATAAATCATATCTCCTTTAAATGTAAATTTTGCATTTGTAAATTCTTTATCTCCAAATTCAAAATCATTCTTAGAAGAATTCCACCATCCCATGTATGAATAATTAGTATGTATGTCTGATTGGGAAAATGTATTGGTCGATATCAGTATTACTGACAGAATAAATATTAGTTTTTTCATAATAGTATTTTTAATTGTTAAAAAATAGATTTATATTTTTAAGATGCAGACCAATTCCCCGACATAAAAAAAGATCCCCAGCCTAAGACTAAGCAGGGAGTTTATCACTAAAACAACCTAGTTCAAATTATCTTTTTTATAAACATCTAATGTCGGTACATTGTCATATAATTCTACTTCTATTATTTCTAATAAGAAATTACTTTCCTGATCTACAATTATGTGATAATCATTCACTTTTGTTACAACTACTCCCCTATTAGTACTTGGGTATAGAGAAGCCTCTATTTTTATGTACCCTATCATGTCATCTAAGGTAGTTCTGGATGAATCATTTTCAGAATTATTGGCTTTAGATGCTATAACAACAATAGTGTCTGCTAATGCAGATGAACGATTAGACCTTTTAATTTGATACACTTTTTGCATAGATTTAGTTTTAAGGTTATTAATTACTTGCTTTAAGATGCTCTTGGTATACTTCCTCCCAATTTATAGAATGTACTATAAAATGAAATATGCTTGGGAACTTCTCAAACAGCAGTTCTGCAATGTTGACATAGGCTCCCTCGTACACATCACATACCAATATGTGACGTACTTCTTTGATATCCATGTTCTCAATATCATAAGATATTCTTATTTCCATGGAACTACCTTGATACCCAGCGAATTTTGATAAAATCATAGCTTTAAAATTTAGTGGTTAATAATTATAATTCTTCTATAATTCCTAATACTTCAGCTCCTACAAACAGCGATGCAGAAATCTGCAGTTCCCCAACAAAAAGATACACTCCTCCCATTATCCTCGTAACAGATTTAAACATACTGATGTAAAAGTGCTTGTTAGATTTAGATGCTTTTGGCTCCATAAAAAATTAGTTTTTTTAGTTAGTGATTAAATTGAATACTTGTTGGTTACCTCATATTCCTCGATTTCCCCGACAAAAAGAGGCTGCTTACTACTTTTATTGATAAAATTTAGCATAATCATGAGCTCTGCCCCTGAACAGTAATCTACCTCTTTATTATACATATTCTTGGGGAACATATACCCATTGCCATCATCAGCAATACTGAGCACCTCTGTGCCTCTAAATTGCTCTGCCCAATGGTCGCTGTAGCTCCTGTTCATTGTGTAGATTGTCTCTCCCTGATTTTCCCTGACATGAATGTCATACTCATGCATAGCGTACTCATAGTCTGTTGTGTTTGTTACTCGATAATGTTTCATGGCTTTTAGTTTTTAAGGTTAATGTATCTGTAGTTCTCCTATTATTACTTGTTCTTGGGAAGTGCTCATAAGTGGTAAGATGTCAATCCTCCTTCCATCTATTTCAATCTCCACACTTTGTAGCTCCACATCAACAGACTCTGTTGTGTAAATCCCATGGCATTCTTCCGTATGGTATTCGCTTTTATAGGAATAAGTTGCCCATAGGTCAATCCCAAAATGTTCAATAATTTTCTCGGTGTTAGTTTGTCTCATGTGTTTAAATTTCAACGTGAAGTAATATAAAGTAGTCATTATTTCCCATACGTTCCATCTTAGTAACTTGTGGGAGTTGTTTGCCGTCCTTTATCATCTTACGGATGCGTTGCTGACTAGCTGTGCTTGTCTTAGAATATTTACAATATACTTCTTTGGCATACTGCTCCGTGTTCATTATTTTTATCTGTTTCATAATACAAAGATACTGAATCGCAATCAAAACTCAGCTGTTTTTAAAGGTTTAACAAAAAATTCTTTCATATTGGTTAGTCCATCCCATAGGCTCATAATAAGTTGTGCATTATTTATTCCCTCACGATCAGCATACATACTACTCACCTTAAATTGTTGGCACCATTCATTGAATGATGGTCTGTCTTTAGGATAGATTGACTTTACTTTTAGATTACTTTTCATGGCTTTTAGTTTTAATGTTTATTAATAGTGTTTATCTTATTTTAACATCACTAGGCAGTCCATCCCAATCACATCCATAGATGCCTGCCTCATCTGCTAGGTCTGATGTTAACTTGGTCTCATCGATTGATGCCTCGAATCCCTTGAAATCGCTTTCAACTATTTCGACTGCTTCCCTTTTGCTTTCGGCTCTTACATGAACTACAGCATCAAATGTGTAGGTCACTTTTATTTCGTAAGTATTCATATTACTTTTTTGTTTATTCGTTATTTAATATAATAAGATTATCTAGCTCGGTTGGATTTTCTTGGTCTAGGTCATAACTGATGGTTCCTAATCTAGTAATTCCATCGTAGACGGCAATGGCGTGCTCCCCTACTATATCCATTTGATATTCATGTTGGGGAGGAACTGCTTTCAGCTCTTTGTATTGGATGACATTGATGCCTACTGATGCAATAAATGCCAATGCGATGGTTACATTAATCGCTGTTTTTGTTTTTGTGTTCATGGCTGTTAGTTTTATTATTTAACAATTGTTTTTCCATAGCTTCCCTGACTCTCTGATGCAGTATTTTAAGATTATAGCTGTGTTGTATCTCTAGTTTGGGAGAAGGTGGTATGTCTTTTTGCTTTGGGTAGGCAGAAGGATGCCTTGGGAATTCGTACCTCATGACATCCCCACCATTATGTCATCCATGAACAGATGTAGATACCCATACTTAGTTCTTATAGTACTTATCATGTCTCTGACATTAAGATTAATATCAGTAATGGCATCTAATTTTATGTTTATCATGCTTCCGTCATTATTCTTTGTAACGTGAATGTACCCATGAACCTCATCTTTTTTTATAGTGTAATGGTCGTGTTCAAAATAAGGCTTTAGGGCATCAAATGTGCTTGGGATTTCTTCTACCAAGTCTTTTTTGGCATTTACATAGGTGCTTAATTTAATCATGGCTTGTAGGTTTTAATGGTTATAAAATTACTTTTGTGGTCGGTGGCAGTATTGCTCTGCCTTAGCCACTTTACCGACCTTCTGGGTTAGTACCCTAGGGTTAAAATTTGAAAAACAAATATAGGTATTTATTCGCAACGTCAGGGAGGTGCTCCCCTACATTCACCTACTCTGTCTTTAAATATTGTTTATATTCATTGCCACTCTTGGAGGTACGAATAACATATAGCTTCCCTCTCTCTGATTCATACACGGGGTATACCTCACCTTTAGAGGTTGTATACGTCTGTCCCGTAGGTTTGTCCTCAGAGGCTTTTCTAGTAGCTTTAATTTGCACAAAATTACCTGAGCTATCCCTTTGTACTCTAGACTGACTAAATGCCAAGGATGAGGCTAAAAATAGGCTTAAAATTAATATTACTTTTTTCATGGCTTTAAATTTTAGTGATTAATATAAAAAAATGGAGGCTTGGTTACCCTCCTTCCCCGTTTAGCAGGGTGAAGCTACCGATTTGTTTACCGAATGGCTTAAAAATAGGTAAAAAACTATCGAGCCACTTCGTGTTTTTACCCAATACATACAGAAGTGTAGAATCTGTACCGAGTGCTAGCTATGTTGTGGGAGGTCTTCCCTGACTATCTATACCCCATAAATCCCGAAGTGGCAGAGCATCCACCCCTACTAGAAGAGCACGATTGAAAGGTGATCAATGCAGTTAAGATAATTGCTAGTGCTAAGATTGTTTTTTTCATGGCTGTAAATTTTAGTGGTTAATAAATTAGTTAGATGAATTATTGATGCCTAGGTACTTATTCCCTGACAATCTGTAATATTTTCTGATCGATGCCTTCTCAGTATATTCTTTCTTATCAATTCCTAGCTCATTTAAGATCTGATTGATACGAGATTGAGCACTTTGTACATACTGATTAGTTTTTCTGAATTTACCTTCAGATGATACTGATACGATTTTTGTAGACATGGCTTTAAATTTTAGTGTTATTAAATGCGAGGTAGGAATGACTCGAACATTCCCTAGGTACCATATACCTCATCCCCTATTTACTTTTGTCAGGGGAAAATTTGGGATTCAATGCCCAAAATTTGTTGTACTCGTAGGTCTTCCCATCGACAATATATTTAATATCTTGTCTATGTGCTGTGCCTAAGATGGTTTCAACAATTGCACTTTTGCCGTTGATTTTTGCTGTCTTTGTTGATAAGATAGTATGATTCATAGCTGTAAATTTTAAGAGTTAAAGGTTTCGTTATATTTTTTACCAATCAATTCACTAAGGAAGTAGTTCAACTGCTTGGGAGTGTATTCGTAGTATTGATTAAGTTGTATTGATGCCTCGAATAACTCTCCTAGGTCGATTTGTTCCTTAATTTTAGGGTGATTGGTTACTTCTTTGAAGAATGATTCAACTTTATAGCGAATCATAGTTTTTCTGTTGTTCATGGCTGTAAATTTTAATGATTAATTAAATAGGTTATTTGCGAAACATCCTAGCACTAATATTACTAGGATGATAATTACTTGTTGTCTGTCTGTTAGTTTCATATTAGTATTTTTTATGCTTTTGTAATTGAATAGTATTGTTTTATGTGACCTCTCAACTTGCTTACTGCATCACTCTTGAGGCGATAAGTCATACTTGAATACCCACTATTGGTATCCAACACATAATATCCGAAGTCATCTTTAACAACACATATTTGATTTGCTCCGTAATAGGTTTCGTATATGTCATAAGAAACCTTAATAATTAATTCTTTTGTCATAGTTGTAAATTTTAGTTGGTTATTAATGAACCGCCCAGATGAATCGAACATCTGTACAACCATTAGCGATTAGATATATTTTTCTCTTGTTATTAGGTGCCGTTGCTTTCGCATCTTTAACACCTGCCGAGAGCCTTCCTGTCGGGCTTACTCTCTCATTAACAATATAAAGATAAATCGTTTTCAAATCGCAACCAAATAATTATTGTTAAAATTTTGTTAAAGACTTTTTAACAACTTGACCACGATTTTTTTAAGAACTTCAACTTCTACTATGTCTCTCTTTCACAACTCAAAGATAATATCATTTTGTATTCGCAACCAAATATTTATTGTTAAAATTTTGTTAA